GAACTTGGCAGCACCATAGGCAATCACAGGCTTCACCTCCCCGCTCATGGTCTGGAAGAAGGTGTCCAGTGTCTTGCGCTTGAGGCAATAGACACGGAAACGCTCCCGCCCCCACTTCTTGGCGGTCTTCGCTTCCCAGAGGGTAGGATAGACGGAGATGTAGTCGGCAAGGAACCTGTCCCATGCCTCCTCTTGGATGGTCTTGGGGCTGGTCTGGCGGTAGGCAAGTTCGGCTTCCGCAATATCTGCCTCCCACTTAGCTGCCTTGCGGTTGGCGGTCTTCATTCCTGCCGAGGTATAGTACTCCCCACGGGTCAGCTTGTACGTCTTCACCTCCCCATTGGACAGATCTTCTACCCCGTACATGAGGTTGGTGCGCCCTGGGTCTATCGCAATGACCCTATCCGCCCTCTTTAGCTCCCGGTTGCCCGCTTCGCCAACGACCCTTGGGACATGGAAGTGGAAGCAGACGGATACACCGTCCGTCTCGACCATGTAATGAAACTCCCCCGAGCACAGCCCATCCAACCTGAACACGCTGCCAAAATGCTCGTCCCGGAGCGCCATAAAGTCGGCTCTGTTGGCGTTGGTCAGTCCCACGTTCTTCATCATCTCGTAAAGAACGGTAGTATCTATGGTGAGGAAATGGCTCTTGACACGGCATAACGGAGCAAGGGTGAAGCGCTTGCCGTCTTCCAGCGTCTCCATGAATTGGAGGATATGGTAGAAGTAGCGTAGAACATTCTCCATGTGGGTCCCAAGCCACGTGAAAGTAATCCCGTCCTCCTCTGTTCCCAGCAACTCCCGCTGCTGATGTACAAAGGCTCTTGCCTCTTCGGGCACCTCTGCCCTGCACCCCCAACTGTTGATGGCGCAGCGGATGGCGTACCCGTGCTCCTTGGCAATTCCGTTCTGCTCACACCAACGAGCTACATACCCTTTTTGCCTCTTGTCAAATGTGAAGACAAGGGAGTTCTTGAAGTTGGTCATGTACTGCTTGGAGGCATAGACATAGGCTTGGGTGTCTCCACGACACTTTTCAATGGAAGGGAAACCCTTGAAAGAGGTATCCCATACATCCTTCAAAACGTCATTCGTCTTGTTCAATCTACCGACTCCAATATTGAAGCATTGGAGATAGAGGGTCTGGTCTGTAAGGTCGGGAAGGGGCAAGCTACGGTTGAGGCAGTGAAGGAGCAAACGGTTGAACACCAACGCCCCCTTGTTTGTTATTTTGGAGGTGGTCAGCACCCATTGCTGGATTTCGGGCATGAGGGACTTCTCCAACAGCCTCCCTTGCAAACTACATTTGACCACCCTTTCCTGCTTTCCCTTTCGGTCTTTCAATCGTTGAACGACATCTGGTCGTTTTCTCTTTTCTTTCTCCTCCATCACATACTTTTCTATTCTATATAATAGCATAGAAAATAATTCTTATATCCTTTTCTGTTGCGCATAAAAAACGGTAAATTAAATTGTTAAAAGTATTAAAAATAAAAACCAGAACCAGAATTACCTTCCCGTTTTGGTAATTTTGAAAAATGCACACCACCATACCTGGCAGACAACCAGACAGCTTTTAACAGTTGCTATCTGGTTGTCCGCCAGTCGTCGCTTCTGATTCTCTGTCGCAGACTACCTTTTGGTAATGCACACTTATTTTTTCATAAGCAGATTTTCAGAGAACCAGAAGCGACGACACAAAATGAGCCCTATCTTCTCGACCTCAAGCAAATCATCACTTCTGATTCTCTGTCGCAGACTACCTTTTGGTAATGCACACTTATTTTTTCATAAGCAGATTTTCAGAGAACCAGAAGCGACGACACAAAATGAGCCCTATCTTCTCGACCTCAAGCAAATCATCACTTCTGATTCTCTGTCGCAGACTACCTTTTGGTAATGCACACTTCTGATTCTCTGTCGCAGACTACCTTTTGGTAATGCAATAAGACAACCAGAAGTGGCAACAATGCAAGAGCCTGTATCTTCTCAACTTCGTCATTACTTCTCCCTTCCCTTCTCAACCCCAAGCAAATCATCACCACTCCTGGATCCGTTGCTGACAACCAAAGATTAACTTCGATAATGCAATAAGACAACCAGAAGTGGCAACAATGCAAGAGCCTGTATCTTCTCAACTTCGTCATTACTTCTCCCTTCCCTTCTCAACCTACCCTGTCTTCTCAGTCAAAGTGTTCTTGAAAGACCAGCCCCTGATCTTTGTGGGCATGTTGTGGGTATTTTTTTGCCACTGTGTCCGGGAACATTTCCGCATTCCAAGCATACCAATTGCAAAAGGTACTTGGTTCTCTTGTAGCGATCTGCATATAATAGTTTAACAAGCAATCGATTGTGCGTACCCCGTTGGGGTCAGTCAACATCTTGTTGTATATATATGTAACACCCTCCAATGTCAGCATGTACGCGTGTGTAGTATACACAGGTACTCGCACGATATGCGAAGGACCAACTCCACAGTGGTGTCCAATATAGCAGATTCCATAGTCCCGTGGCGTGGCGTTATAGTACGCAGGCGCCAACGCCTCCCATTTTTCATGGAATAGGACGTCATCCTCAAAAATCGTTGCAAATGGGATCTGCTCGTCAATCATCTTTTTCCAGATGTTCATATGCGTCACCAGAGTCCCTTGCTTATGTGGGTGGTCGACTGGATCATTGAACCACCCATCCACGGGGTCAAACTTGGGATTACCGTGTGTGTCCCACGCATCCAGCAAGTCTCTGGACCGCCCGTCTACGCCTTTTACTACTTGTATGTTTTTGTAGCCAGCTGCAGCAATTCTGTTAATGGATCGGTTTTTGCGATCAACATCTTTCTCCATGTTGATGAGAAAAACTGGGCAGCTGCTTTGCATTTCTTCCCATGTTGTCGGAATAGTCATTATTGTTTTAGATAGGATGACTTGTTGCATTATACTTAAATATGAATTACAATGGATGTAATATATATTTGATATTAAAGGTATTATTTATAATGAATGTACACAAAATGGCGACGGCTTCATGTACCATTGTCACCTCTTATTACCAAACCCCTTCGAAGCATAGTCATGAGCAATACGATGCATGGATGACTAACTTTCTTACCACCGTCGACAACCCACTGATCATTTTCACCGAGGAGATCATGGTAAAACGCCTTGCTGAACTGCGGAAGGGGAAGGAGGACAAAACAGTAATTGTATCGCTTCCTTGGGAGGAAATGCTCTGCGTATCTGGAAAATGCACAGACTACTGGAACAAGGACATCAAGCGAGACACTGAAAAAGACCTTCACACTCCCTATCTCTATATTCTCTGGAATGAAAAGACTGCCATGGTGCGCCGTGCAATGCAAATCAATCCATTTCGCACCGAGTTCTTCTGTTGGACCGACATTGGTTGTTTCCGGTCGGCACAAGACATGGACCTCTTTAAAGAGTGGCCGAGCCAAGCCTTCTTGTCAAGAGCTGTGAAGGACCGAATGTATCTCTTAAACATTGAACCGTTCAAGACAGGTGAGCTCGAAGTTCTGCCAAATGGATTGACGCGTAGCTTTGAGGGAAAAAACAGAATTGGCGGCACCATTTTTATTGGACACCAAGACGTATGGGACAAGTGGTTTGATGCATACTATACAACAATGGAACTCTACATGAAGCATGACTACTTTGCTGGCAAAGATCAAAACCTAATGGCGACCGTGGTGGCAAAGCACCCCGAGCTTGTGCACCTAGTGCAGCCGAGCCGCCTAACGAAGGATGGGGACCCTTGGTTCTACATGCAGAGGTATCTCGCCGTGATGGTCAGGGACCCCACGCAGGTTTAGACGACCGACACCACCAGAGCCCCCTCCGGATATATTCCAGCTGCGTCTGTCAATGGCTCATTTACCCAACGACTAGGCATAAATACATTTTTCGTTGGGTTTGGGTTTAACCAGCTCCCCCACCAACTAAAGGTCGAGTTGGGACATATGCCCCCTAGATGGCACCTAGACATCATGTAGAGACACACCAGTTCATCGGACTCGTCCATTTTCACGCAACTGAAGTTTTTCAACTGCAAATCAAGATGAGGATACACAGTCTTTATACGATCCAAGTCATCAGAAAAGACAACCACCGTGGCGTTTGGCGACAAGTTCTTGAGCATTTCCATGCATCGTGAGTAATACAGGTTAAGGTCAATAAAATGTTTTATGTTGTGCAAAAAGTCCCCCAGGCGGACATGCAAAAACACACTTTGAGCCTGTTGCTCTTTAGTCCACTCCCTTTCATAGGTACCTTGTATCTTCTCTGTAACCCAGACAGGCTCTTTCAGGAATGAACGGATGTCATGCGCGTAGTCTTTAAAATGGGCTTCTGTTTGGAAAAACCCTCGGATGTGCACATTCATGTTTTGCAGCCCACTATTTTTTTCTTCAAGAACCAATTTCGACCACACGTCGACCTGATCTCTGTTTGTAAAATCATTGTATCCTTCATGAACGTGTTTATTATACATTGGTGGGTTGGGTACGTACAACGGATCCGACGTAAAATGACTCATCAGTTCTCGATAGGTGTTTTGCGAATGGTATGAAGGGGTGTCCCATTTATCATAGTGAAACCCAATCTGATTACGCTTTGCCAGAGAATACAAAAAGCTGAGTTGAAAAAGACGGTTTCCAAGTCCATCGGAAATACTAGTGCCCGCAATCATCCTACAACTTTAGCTTGACAAATCAAATATTCAAGTCCTTAGATGGTGCCACAAAACCTCTAATGGAAGTCCTATCACCAAGCAAAGCAGATTGAAACCATTCAACTGTCTTCCGGAGCCCCTCGCCAAGGGTCGTAAAATTGAAGTCAGGCACAATATTTAGCAGCAAATCAGCGGACGCCGTTTTCTTGAACTGTCCATTTTTGGTTGGGTCGTTGTCAAGGACAATGTCTTCGTCACTTACTCCAACAGTCTCAGCAACAATGTTTACAACGTCTCGAATAGATACTTCCATCGCCTCCGGTACAGTGAGAATGACTGGCTGGCTGACATCATTGTATTTCATGAGAATGTGATAGATCAAGCGAGCGGCATCTTGTGCGTACAAGAACTGACGGAGTGGCTCTCCGGTACCTGCCACGTGGAAGGGCAGAGAACGTTCTTTAGCCACGTACGCTTTGTGGATCAAGCTTGGAATAACATGTCCATCCTGTAAACTAAAGTTGTCGTGCTCGCCGTATAGATTTGTCGGAATCACACAGACACATGTCATATTGTATTGTTTGCTGTATAAACGGGACAGAACCTCGATCATTCGCTTTGCATACGAATATCCCTCGTTGCTTGGGTGGGGGGGACCTTGGTGAATCTTACTTTCTTCTAAAGGTAAACCAATTCCATCAGGGAAAACACAGGTCGACAGACAGGACACCAACTTAACTACTTGGTGGTCTTTGCATGCATCCATGATGTTCAGCGTCATCAGCATGTTGTCACGAAAGAAACCAACATTGTCTCGTTGATTTGCGAATAAGCCGCCAACGCGAGCAGCCAGATGAATTACGTGGGTCGGTTGAATGCGACAAAACAGCTGCTGAACGTCCTCGGGATTCCTCAAATCTCCGTCCTGGGAACCAACAAAGAACCAATCACCGATCCATTGATTCACATCTCTCTTATCGCGAGGCTTGTTTAGATCTAGCTGTGCATGTAAAGCTTGCCCGAGGAGACCTGTTCCACCAGTTACTAAAATACGCATGGTTGTTACAACACACCGACTATAATACGCTCTACTAATCTGCTTATATGCACAACGGCTTAAAGATTTGCAGCAATTGGTTATGAGACAGAGTACAACATGACTCGTTTGGCTTTTGTTACTGGAGTGACGGGACAAGATGGTTCGTATTTAGTCGACCTGCTCTTGGAAAAAGGATATACTGTTTACGGGCTCATGCGGCGCATCTCCAACTTCAATACAAAAAGAATTGAACATGTGTTTAACCATCCTCGATTACATCTTTGTTACGGTGATCTACTGGATATGCCTTCCATATTTGACGTCCTGAGGAAGTTAAAAAATACCTCCATTAAACTAGAACAAGAACATCCCATTGAGATTTATAACTTAGGCGCGCAAAGTCACGTGAAAGTATCTTTTGAAACACCTATTTACACAGCACAGGCGGACGGCATTGGAACTTTAAACTTGCTTGAATCCATTCGCATGATGGGAGACAGCTTCGCAAAGCGTGTTCGCCTTTGCCAGGCATCTACGAGTGAGATGTTTGGTGCCACTCCACCACCGCAGTCGGAAACCACTCCCTTCTATCCTAGATCACCTTACGGTGTGAGCAAGCTGTTTGCCTATTGGACCATCCGTAACTACAGAGAGTCCTATGGTATCTTCGCCTGTAATGCGATTAGCTTCAATCATGTCAATCATGAAAGCGAGAGACGCGGCGAGACCTTTGTGACCCGCAAAATCACCAAAGCGGTTGCCGGCTATGCACATAGGCAACAGCAGCAGCAGCAGCAGCAGCAGCAGGCGCAACATGATCTTTCCAAGCCAGTGATTGAGTTGGGCAATCTGATAGCTGAACGTGACTGGGGTCATGCAGCCGATTATGTTCGGGGAATGTGGATGCTATTGCAACATCAAGTCCCGGACGACTATGTGATTGCAACTGGGACCAGTCATAGTGTACGAGACTTTGTTGTGAGAGCATTCAAAGTTATTGGTGTTGAAATCAAATGGTCGGGTTGTGGGATGGAAGAAGTGGGGGTCGATGCAGCAACGGGACAGGTTCTTGTTAGAGTCAATGAGCGTTATTTCCGCCCAGCGGAGGTAGACAAGTTATTGGGTGATTCAACAAAACTACGTAGAACAGTGGGGTGGGAGCCAACGGTATCCTTCGATGAATTGGTGAAAAAAATGGTTGATAATGATATTGATAGTTTGACACCATTGAAGGTTTAAAATGGACACTTTGGACAACAAAAATAGTTTTTGTCACCCTAGCCTTCCAAGCTAAGAGCCTTGCAAATGTTTAGTCTTCTCAGACTTGTGTCAAGTTTGATTGTAGGGTGCCGATGTAGCACCCTTGATAGAGTGTAGGATCACCTCTCGCCAAGTAGGCTGGACGAGGGATGCCTTGTTTCGCACAGGAACCGATCGCCTCCATATTCAGTGAGCTTAGGACATCGCGATTCCATAGGCAATGACATGTTTTACACTTGACAAGCCCATGACGCAACACCTGCTCTCCTGCCTTCCAAGGACGAGGGTTCTCACAATAGCGAAACTTTTCACAGTAACCCGTTTCTGGTTCTGCGGATTTGCAGTTATAGCACTTGCAACTGCTACGGAATTCATCCACCAAATAGACTAGATAGCCAAACTCCCGGAAGAGCTTGCGCATGCCCTTCCCCTTGGTAGGTTCCTTGTACTTCATCTGCTTCTTCTGCTCCCAATCCCCGAAAGCAATGACCACATTCTCAGGGCTACCAAAGGTATTTAGGAAGCGTTGGAGCATCAAACGTTCTGTTCTCTTTTGGTTGAGTAAAAGTCCTCCCATCGCAAATCCGGAAAAGTATGAACGACCATGGCTAACAATCATCAAACAACTTACAAAAGATGAATACGATATGGTAAGTGCAGATTGGCGGATTAAAGGAAACAATGGCGAGGTTATCCGGACGAAACGGTATTTCTTTCATAAGAAAGTCTCGTTCCAGTCGCCCCCCCTCCCGCTAATATTGTACTCGTCCAAAATCCACGAAATCCCGATGCTGAACACCCCGATGAACATTTTTATGTAGGTCAATCACTGAAAAAGGGTGGGAGAGTGAAAAAGACTGGCTTGATTTTGGCGCATGCTGGAGAGGTGGTAGTGCCAAAATCTAGGGTGCCGTCCGTGGATAAGGCTTAAAAACACTGAAAAAGTAACTCCTCAAACCTCAGCGTGTACTCTTTTACCAAACAGAGATTACCAGCTCATTAAAAGACTTAATTATTTTTGATTGAACCTTCTTTTTTCATTCACTTAATTAATAATGCCTCGTCAACCCAATAAGTTTCCAAGAACCCAATGCTGTGGTGTTCATACAGATGGAGTTACACGTTGTGAGAACCCGTGTATCTCGTTCTTCTTCTGCAAGCTTCAGCACTTAGAACAGGCTGCGTTCCATGATCGGCGTATCTATATTCGATACATGAACCTACGAGGTATGACGACAGATAAATACAGAGCCATTGTGGACAACGTATGTGACAGAATATTCGAGGAGACAAAATATTTCATGGAGGAGATGATTAACCAACGCATGAGGGAAGTGTCACTCGACAATGAGGGAAGTGTCGTGCTTCGGGAGCAAGAAGAAATAGCGAATGCTGTTGACAGAGCCCACGAGCAGCGACTTGAGAAGGACGAGGACGAAATGGACACTTGATCACACACTCTTGATCACACACCTTCTACCTAACTGACATCGTGAATAACTCTTGGCTCGGAATGGCTCTATACTACTCTCGTCAATACTAATGATTTTCTCTATTGGAAATTGTTTTACCTTCGCATAGAACTTAGTAAGTTCTTCTTGGATATTGATCTCTTTGTTGTAACGCTTCTCAGGCTGGTGATTTACTGGTTATGGTTGGATCCTTTCGTAGAAGCTCGCTCGCTTTTCGCACATGCTTTTGATGTACTTTGTATGCAATATACTCTCGTTCCTTGCGAGACAGTGTATTTTCTGTTTGATACCTATCTACCCATCGCATGAGTGTAGTTCTGGGCACTTGGAATAGCTCTGCGGTTTCTACATAGTTATGATTATGTGAATAATGTTGAATAGCTCGTAGTTTTAGATCGGTGCTGAGGTGACCCATTAAAATATAAAAAGAAAAGTGTCCATTTTAAACCTTCAAAGGAGGAAATCGAAATAAAATAAGTAGATACGACGCGATAATACATCTACACATCGGATTCTGAACTTGAGTAAGGATTAGAACGGTTAAGAGAACTTTCGCGAGGAGTCGCGTAGGAGTCGCGTAGAATGGATGATTGACCATTGAGGCTGCGGTTTGGCAATGACAATGGTAATTCATTATCGATTTCGTGTTCGCCTTCAATGTTTGTCGCTGTAGTTACAGATGCGCTCGTACGATCGCTAGGCGGCACATAAAATTTCTTGAGAAAGACATTACTGAGACGCCTTGCAACAGCTACAAGTCTCTGAGTTACTACCCTTGCCCTTGCCATAGTTCCTATGCCATCCTCTGGTACTAACGAAGTTACCTGTCTCCTTCTTTCCATTTCCCCAAGAAAGGCTGCAATGTCTTCACCTGGATTAACAATTTTGATGGTTTTTAGAGGTGGTGCGAGATCAATGTATTTCTGGTAGGACGCATAGACATCGCGGACGAAGATAATTGACTGGGAACTACGATGTTCGGGAGGCACAGACAACTCCACAATAATGTCGTCAGCCAACTTGTGGAAGTTGTTTGAAGCATGGAGGCTCGCACCCATGATCTCACCGATCTTCATATAACTCTCAATGGCGTTCAGAATGGCAATAAAGATGGCAGAACATCCTACCGCGATGGAGATGGACGGCTGTACAGAAAGCGGGAAGGTTGAAGTTCCGAAAGATGCGACACCAGATATGCTGCCGATCACGATGGATGGGATACGAAAGCGCGCCTGTTCTTTTTTCTTTTTTTCAAATTTTCGCCTATATCGCTTGCTTAACATCTCAGACACAGCGGCTAAATTTTTTAGATAATTTTCTTCTTCAGTAGGCCAAGGGTCAGCAGTCGGGCGTGTATCCATACTATAAACAATTGAGACATTTAATAACTGATTTAAGCAATAGAGGGTTTGTTTACTAACTGTTTCACGAAACAAACAATGCCATTCTGGGGATTAGTATTTACAAGCAGTCTTTTTGCAATCCCCACTATTATAGCCGCCCGACGTAAGAAGCATTTGGATGCGCTTTGCATCGGTTCTGTCATGACCACTAGCATCGTTTATCACGCTACGCAACATCCCTTGGCACACTCCATTGATAAAGCTCTGGTTCACGCGGTTTCATACGGTTATGGTGGTGTCGCTGCTACGAAGAAACCATCTCCTGTACTGACGTCTGCAATCGCATCACACCTCTTGTGTGGTCTTATTTACTACAAAAAGAGCCAGGGGTCAAAAACACCGACGTCTCCTTTTTGGCACATGGTTGTTCACGGTTGTGGTCTGGTTACCTCTTTGTTGTTGGTACACAGTTAGGATGGATGGGTTTCTTTCTTTTTTGCATTCTTTATGGTTCATATGTTTTGCATAATTAGAAGACCAAAGAGTCAAGCATCCATGAACGAACAAAATTTAAATTTCATAACAGAAAGCATTCAACACCAGTATCCTAAAAAGCTAAAAGTTCACACCAAGACAACAAACATCGAATCCAACCACATACACGCAATGGTTAGAAACGAACTCAACTCCTTTGAATTTACACAACAAGGAGGGTGTCTCGATTATTTCGAAACATGCAAGTACCAGTGGACCATGGAGATTGGCAAGGTGAAGATGACTACATTCTATCCTTTCAAAGCCGACCATGATTTGAAGGTACGCTTACGTAAAGTCTGCAGACGTGTGGCTTGTATCCTATCTATATACAACGGACCAAGTGTCTCGATCTACTTCGTTCCTTGGTCACAGCCTCGAAGCATGCCAGATCACCAAGACGAGCTTATATCTCAGATACACGTCAATGGGGCGTTTACATACCCCAGTAATCACAGAGTCATTGTGTACCGCTTGGAAGAGTTCCCAAAGGTTGTGTTGCATGAGGTCTTTCACAATCTTATACATCATACAGAGGGTTGGTCCACCGACAATCTCCGACAGCTTTATCAAGAGCTTCAAATCAGCAAGGAAGGTTGTTTTATGTATGACATGACTGGATGTAAAACCGACTTGGAGCCAAACGAAGCCATCATTGAAGTGTGGGCTGAGCTGTATCATATATCGTTTCTCTGTTACGAGAATCCGGCTCTCCAAGAAGGCAATTGCTTTGAACATTTATTGCAAATGGAAAAGGAGTGGAGTATCAGACAATCAAAACGAATTCTTGATTTGAAAAAAACAGACGGTTTCTGGAGAGAAGAAACACATGCACTTGCATACATCATGATTCGCTCTGCTATCCTGATGAACCTCAATCGCTTGTTCAGGCTAGGTCCACCACCGTACAAAAGTGAAGCGCTAACAAACATGATCATAGCAGCTGTAAAAGACAAGCGCTTTAAAGCGGCTCTAAAGTCGAATCGTGTGTATACGTACAAAGAACAATGGGCTCTTTTATTACAACACGAAAATGTTCATGCGACGCTACGCCTTACCGTAACGGGCGATCTGTAGCCGCTATATAAGGCGTTCGACATCAAGCTTTTCATAATACGCATAGCAAACAATGAGTCAAACTTACACAAAGACAGTACAGGAACGCCTCGCAGAATGTTTAGAGATCCGAAAAAGACTTGTCGAGCTTCAACTGGACCATTTGGAGGACTTCGACGAGATGAAAAAGGCTATGTCTGACTTTGTGAAGCACGCAAAGTGCGCGACCGGCTCTACTTTGTCACGAAGCCTGGGGAGGAATATCATTTATCAGTTGTCCAATACACCAGGCGAAGATAGCTATTGTAAACTTACGGTGGCTTAGTAGTTAAAGGCATTCGCATACGTATAAATAAAGCATCTAAAAAGTAAAGGTGCACCCGAAATCACGATGCCAATAGAAGATGTTGACTTTCTACACAAAAATAGCCAGAAGCAGACTTACGTGTTTTTAATTGATAGCAAGGAGCGCGATCGTGTCGCGTACCCGACTCCCTCCGAGTATGTCTTTAAATTTAGCCCACCCTTTGCAAACGTAGTCGGTCTCACTGTATTGGACGCCTCTGTCCCAAGAGCAACCTACAATGTAGACGAGCACAACAATATCATCTATTTCTTTGTACACCATCCCGACTTTGTCTTGGAAAATCTCACAGAAGACCATTTTGCAAAGGCAGTGATTGAACCAGGAGACTACACGTTGCAAACACTGCTAGTAGCAGTCAACGCAGTTCTCAAAATGAAACTGAACGGAGACGCCAATGGCGTGGACGCCTACATTGAGATGCAGCCTCTGTCGAACCCACCTGATGTAAAAAATGTGGTCCGGTTTTGGAGCGCGTTTCCCTTTATTATAGATATGAATCGAAGCACCATGTCTGAGACGCTGGGATTTGATCTATATACAGATCGCGCGGAACATTTGGTGCCCATTGACAAACGGAGATATCAGTATCTTGTATTGAGTCCTGATTATGAACCCATTGCTCAAAGGATGAGACAGGGTGCACAGATCAACGCTGAACTTTTGTCACCCACACTATCTACACTTACGCCATTACAAGTGGACGCAGCTTTGTTGCAACTTGCCAAGCTTGAACCAATCATCAAGAACCACAAGTTCTATTTGAGTGTTAATGGCAACTTATTATCGAATGACCCAGTGGACCATTTGTTGGGACAAAAGCGAACTGTGTTTGATGGTCCTAGGGGTGTGATTTTGAAAACCGACGTCGCCAATCGCAGAGCGGTTGCACAAAAGTTTAGATGCGCGCAACCGGGTTATCTATCCGGGGTGTACGTGGCTGCTGGTGTCGAACAACAAAAGTCCGGAGTCGAAGTACTTTGGGAAGTCCGTAAAAACAAGGTGGTTGCCAATGGACTCGCGGGTGTCACAAATGTCCCAGATACAAGTTCTACTGGATTTGTCGCGAGCGGCATTATTCCTATTACGTATGTCGATGGTGCTCTAAATGACACGACGAAAATAGAGGACCAAAATGGAGCCAGTCCGGCTTTCCCGTTCCTTCAAAATGCAGTGGACTATTGGCTGATTGTAAACGATGATAATAACGAAGGCGTGTTTGCATATTATAATGACGTGACAGACACGGATGCAAACAACCGACCGTTCTTATCGAGTGACAATTTTTCGTATGATGCAAACGACAACCTTGTCGATGTAACCTGGACGAATCTTAGTACGCCGCGTGTGAACTATCAGTTGTGCGCGCGTATTGAAACACAGGAACCGTATCACTCTCTGATCGCCCCTGGCATCTACAACTTGTCGGGAGAACGCTACGTGATCTTGCGATGTCCCGAGATAGAAGAAAACAGCTACCGAAGTCTGGCGTACACCAAGTTCAATATGGGTATTGCCAAGTTTCGCCTGGGTGTAGTAGGGTACAGTGAAGGGCGCAACGACTACAATGTGCCCGTGCGCGAGTTTCATCCCATCGGCAAGTTGTCGAGGCTAAGCTTTCGCTTCGAGCGCGCAGATGGTCAGCTCTATGACTTTAAGGGGGTCAATCATATGATCACCTTTGCCATTACTTACTATGAACCCAAACAGACAAAGACGTTTACACGGTCCATCCTGAACCCGAACTACACAGGAGACCCCCTGCAGTATTATTACAATCAACAAGACCAAGAAGAAGACAGCGATGATCAGGACGTAGACTACGATAAGGACCAGTTGGTGAATTACCGTAGCCAAGAGCGCAGGTACTTGCCTGAAGAGCAAGCACGACGTGATCGAGAGGCTTTCATTCATTTGAACTTGAGCGATGACGACGATTACGATGAAGACGACGAAGAAGAATAGGTCGAAGTATTATTTTTTAGTTTTTTTTGAGGTTTTGCTTTTTGTTTTCATAGATCGCGAAGTAGGCGCAGAAGGCTTTGTAGCTGCAGAAATAGCCGCATTAAGTGCATCGGAAATCGCAACAGAACTAGAAGAATGAGAGGGAGAAGGACGGGCAGCAGGAGAGAAAGAACGACTAGAGCTTGTTTTCAGAGGACGAGCCAAGCGTGTTTCTAGCTCCCGAATGTACAATTGGGCGTTTTGCATGTCTGTTCGAAACAGGTCTCTTTCTGTAATAAGAACCTGGATTTGCTTGCCGAGGCTATCGGCGTCTTCACGACATAGGATAAGATCCATCAGCATGTTTTTCACCGTCAATATTCTCTTGTTGTGAAATATTACTTGATTATCTGCAAAGTCTACATCCACCTTATATTTTTCCCTGCAATAGTTTTGAATTTCTTTAAACTTGTCTCCATCTCCGTCAATCCGGTGCATTGTCTTTGGATTGTAGTTCGGAACACGTTTCCAAAAATCACAGTTTCCTTTTGAATACATTTATACTTTACATCGTGATAAGTAAATCAGTAAAAAAAGTAAAAAAATGGCAAAATGGGACGGGAGGAGCGGATTCTCTCCGGTTTCCTTAACTAACTAAAAAGCAGCGCTCGCATACATGTCACCGCAGAAACCCTCTACTGATTCTTCTGTTTTGTTATCCTGGACAACGGACACAGTAGGTAGAGATGGCTTCTTGGTTGTTTTTACAACTGGCTCTGCTGCTACTGCTACAGGTTTCTTAACGACAACTGGCTTCGCTGGGACAGATGGCTTTGCTACTGCTGCGCTTTCCGCGTTGCCATCCAACATGGACAAGAATTTCTCCATGAGGTCATTTGTCAGGATGCCTTCGTCAATCAGCTTCTTTATTTCGTCGTCTGAAAGCTTGCTGTCTTTTAAATCATTGAAAAGCTCTAGTTGCTTTGGGGTAATTGGCTTCTCCTCGGACGGCGAAGATTCGTGTTGTTCCTCCTCCTCTTCATCTTCATCTTCTTTCTCTTCACCTTCACCCTCCTCCTCCTTCGTCTCAGCTTGTTCTGTCTTTTCTTCGACAGCTCCGGCAAAGTTTTCCTTAACCCAAGGCATTCGAACAGAGCATCGACATCCAAGGAACGCAAATAAAATCATCAAAACTAGTAGTGCAAGGGCAATGTACAAAAACGACATTCGCACAACATTGTTGCTCTTATAAGATGGCATTGTAGCTCTATCAAAAACAGCAGAAAAGAAAACAGATGTATATAATAGAATACATACTAAATGGTCTTCGACGGCACAGATCTTTCACTCGCGTATGGCACATCTGATGGATTATACGATCAGAACCAGAACCAGAACGGCTCTTACTCTCAACAACAGTCGAACTCCTATGACGAGCCATCTGTTAACTATAAACAACAACAGCAACAACAGCAACAGCAACAGCAGCATCAGCAGCAACAGCCGCAGCTTGCACAACAGGTGGCGCTCCCTCCCCAGGGAATGGTGGACCCGTCGTACGCCCCCCCTCAAGCCATGTATCAGCAACAGGGCAAAGTGTACAAACATAATTCTGGATCGGGAGTGGGTTTTTTCGAGAGGATGGTGGGGAAAAAGGGAGAAATCCTGAAGCTGGTTGTGCTTTCCCTGGTAATCCTACTAGCAATCTCCATCGACAAGGTGGCGACCTTCTATTACAACAACTACATTTCCACCGCCTACCTAACAGGAAGTCAGGAAATCCTTGTCCGGATATCCTATCCATTGCTGGTGATCCTTCTGCTGTGGGTCATCAAAGCCATGTAATTACTGCACAGCTATGGAAGAATGGAAGAGGTGCGACTATTGATTTAAAAGCCCTCGCAAATCTCCTTCCCCGCAGTCTGCAATGGCGGGTCCTTCAGGCTTGCCAACAAAAGACGCATCTCCTACTGGCGGCTTTTTGTTGGACCCTCTTTTGCGCGGAACACGGCAACACATTTGAAGCCATTGATTTTGCTCCCTTGCGGTTTCAAATGAACGATGAAAACATGATGAAGATGATGAACTGCGTAAATCGCTTGTCAAATGATGAGAGAGCAACCACAACTAAAAAGCTGTTGTATACATTTCTCGCAACCGCCGTATCCACCATTTGGTTGGAGCGAGACCATGGACCCATGGTGATGTTAAAAACCATGGACCTTCTTGCTGCAGCTGTTTATGCAAAGGGAAATGGACACCATTGGTCATCTCTCGGGGTGCTGAACTTGAGGGGCTGGCATCCGGCTTGGAACGTATTGTTGCCAGGTCTTCGTGTTTTATCTATCCCTAGATGCCTCCATGTTCCTTCTACGATGATAATCCCGACCAGTCTTCAGTCGCTGGATATCACATCCTGTCGCAACATTTCGTATGATTCCTTCAAACCAGTTGCACGTAATCTATGGATTCTCAAAGCGAGACACATCACATTTCATTTCCCACCCATGCCGTCCCTACGTCTACTCGAACTTGGCGAAGGTTCGCGTCACATATCGGATGAAATCATAGCGGAAATGAAGCATCTCCGTGTCCTTCGGCTCTACAACCATGCATATATTACGGATTATGCACTTGAAAACAAAACACGACTGGAGGAGCTCGTCTTATGCGGAAACCAGAACATCACGACCACTCCCATCTATAAGAAAAACATGCCTCTGCTCAGGCGCTTCATTATGCCTGGGCATCCGTGGCTTCAGGATGAACTGGGCTATATATTGCCAAAATGCCGAACCATTGTTACTATGTATTACGCTTGCGAGCGATGATTATTTATTCATTTCATTTTTCTACCAATAGGTTAGTGATAGCCGTATGGCAGAAGACAACAACCCAAAAAATCTATTCGAAAAACTCAAGGATGTGTTTCAAGACAATACAACGAATGTTACCGTGAGAAATACCATTATAGCAGCATACATCCTTTTCATATGTGGGATTATTGTCAGCATTCTCTTTCTGTTTATCGCTATAGGATTATCCGGGACACAGAAGCTAAAACGCAACCCCATTAACAACGAAACCCTGGACTATCAGGCTGCGAAATCAACCATCTTTGGGTTTCAAAGTTCCGTCCCCTACAGTTTAATCATTATCATCAATGGGCTTGTATTTTACACCCTATTCGTCTCCTTTATACTTACGCATGTAATCAAAGGGGGCGTTTCGGAAGATAGTCCGATTCGAAAATTCCTTTTAATCGCACTTGGAACATCCAGCGTCGCATTTCTCGGTCTTTTGGTGTTTAACCTTAGGGTACAGACGTACATTGATAACAAAAAGAAGGAAGGAGCGGTTGCAACTACCGTCGCTATTCAATTCATTCGTTTCCTGGTCCCTATCGTTTTCTTGCTTGTCCTGACGGGTCACATGATGGTTGCTTATGTCGGCGGGGACAGACCTATATCCGATAAATATTCGATGGGTAGATGGATTCTTCTCGGTACCGTCGTCGTTGTATTAGGCTGCATATCCGCGGTATATTTTTCGGTAGAGTCGAGGATGTCTATTGTGCTAAAGCGTAATACTGATTTCAATGCCCACGTCAAAGGGCACATCTATAAGAATACCAACTTCCTCCTGAAACTCAGCAAACCTCAACCGAATGGACTGCTGATGTTGCAACAGGTTGACGAGGCTCTTTCGTCCCTCCCTGACTCGTTAGACACCAATGAAATGGCACAGGCGCTGTTTACTATAAATGTTTATATTCATATTCACAAGCTCGGCTTTGAGAGCGTCCATCTGAACAAGGCGACTTCTTTGCTGCGTCCTCTTAACTTGGTTGCAGGAAATCGGTTTGTCATGAGCGACTACATGAACTTTTATGGCACGCACGTGAAGGATTATAGCAATGTTTTGTCTCAGTATTTGCCGGCGATGAAACTATACAATGCAAACATTCTGGCAAACGCCAAGCTCTACAAAACAGAGATCCAACCAGCGATCATGAAGTCGTCTGCGTGGACCAGTACCATGAACAATGAAGCGAATGGACTTACGTCCAATCAAACCATTCCCGAGTTCATTACGCTCGCAATGTGTGTACTGCTCATCGAGCTTGCACCTATCGGTCTGTTATACTTCTTGGTGCGAAAGAGAGCCGTGAAATAATAAGTGGTTTTATGTTTGTTTTTTGTCGTTCTACTGTGTAGAGTATATTACATACAGCATTTAACAATTTAATTTACCAATGGATCCGAATAAGTTAAAAAAAAAATTATTAGGCTTGTTGCCATCTGCGAAAAATAGTGGCGTCGTTGAACCAGTCAAAGAAACAAACGATAAAAAATCAGAAGGGTTATCTGGCGAAGGTCTAGATGCCGTGTTCCAGGTCCTGTACAAGTTCACCATGGTCGCCTCTGTGTCTTTTGTGATCGCCATGTTTCTATTGTCATTTGTGGATATCATGACATTGATGGGAAAACAACTAAACCAGTACCAAAACACTCAATTGAACCCTTATGTGTTTTTAAAAGACTCACTTGAATACCAGATACTGCAAAGCTACGTCAAAAACAAATCCGAAGATGAGGTCTTCAATGTGATCACGCAAGTCACTCTCTTGAACGGTGTATTTGTTCTATGTGGATTCGGTCTCTTTGCCCTGATTGGTCTGCAAATTCTAATCAATATGATCACATCAATCTACTGCAGTACACACAAAGATAAGTGTTCATCCGCCAAAGTAAAGATCGTGACACCTGTGAAAAATACACTTGTTATGGTCATCATCCTTGGCTTTGCCTTCATTCTCAACGTAGTGTATTCGTATCAATTTGTGAGAGACATACAACCGACCGTGTTGACAACATTTAATCGGCTTTCCAATATCAAGCGACTAGTCTATGCTAACATGACATCGACAATCTCTTTCCTAAGCGCATTGACGAGCGACAACATGGCGGGCTGTATAAAACACATGAAGCAAATAATAAACTCTGTGTCGAAAACAGATGGAGAGAAAGTCGACGACATCACCAAATGCCTTACCACAATCGGTATCTATATGAACTACCGCTACAATATATCGGACATGGACGATGAGTTCTCTACCGTCATGTCCATGTTCAGCTACAACGGAATCAAGAAGCGTACCGTCGATCCGGTCCAATACATGTTTATAGGCAAACCCTTCCAAATACCTGATGTGTTCGCTGCGATGACTCCTTACATCATGGAAGATCTCCGAAATAAAAATATGGATCAAAACGTTCAAGCTCTGTACATTCACCGAATGGACGAGCTAAACAGAGCTATGTTGGGAATCAGCACCCTGCAAAAATTGAAGTCCAAAGTATCGGGACTGCTTGTTGCTTTCTTCTTTGTTCTTGCGGCTCTCATAGCCATCCTTGTATTCTTGTTGAAAGGCGACATTAAGTCAATGGTTCAAAGCGCAAAAGCTGTAGCTGCAGGAGCAGGAGAAAGAGAAGGAGCAGGAGCAGGAGAAGGAGCAGGGGAGGGAGAAGGAAAAGAGGAGGAGGGAGGGAGAAGGAAAGGAGAAGGAAAGGAGGAGAGTTAAAATAAATTTCGCAGAGTGATGTAGCGTACGGTGATGGATCCACACCAAATAATCCTATACACAACTCTATTTTATACAGCGGCGATCACAGTGGGTGTCTTTGTTGTCATCTTTGATATCATGACCTCGTACGCCTTCGCACAGGCTATCCAGCAAGACTGTAATCAGTTTTCAATGGAAAAAGAGACTGTTCGCTATAAAATGGCAATAGTTGGAGATAAAACGTCGTCAGTACAAAACACATGGCAATCCGTGTTAGGCACCGGAATTCTGGTGTGCATTGGATGTGCTATTTACCTAGGATACCTTTGGAAATCGAAAGGACTTTTCACTAGTTTTCCATTGGCTGAAGTCGTGCTTCTTGTATGTGGTGTCGTCGTATGTATCATTTCCATGTCCATCGTCTGGACGGTTGCTACACGCCTATCAAAATACGCTGCAGAGTATCACGGAATGATGACCATTGCGGCAAAAACACTTCTTCCACGGACCAAGCTACCTTCCAACGTTGCAGATAGAATCGAATATCGAGTCAATCAAGAGTTCAATTATCCTTTGAGAGATATTTTGGTAGCGAAAAAGAAACGGGCTACATCAGAGAAATGGCTCTATTACTACCTTTGCTATCACATGGATAACAGCGATGTAATGGATATGCTACGCCCGGAATTGATCGAAGACTATCTGTATCCGCCCGGTGAAAAAACAACGATCAAGGGGAAGAAGAAGAAGAATGCAACAAAACAAGAAATACAAGATCAGCAAGAACAAACCAATTTAAAAGTTGTGCGTCAAATGCAGATTCTAGATGCAGTGGGTACAAATCCCGAAAAGATGGATCGTCAAGTACACAACCTTGCGTATGCCATGAACTCGTGTAAATTGATATTTATTCCACTTGGAATCGTTCTCTTTCTCAGTCTCTGCTTGCTCAATCAATCCAACATGAAAACAACGAAGGTCATATTTATTCCCGCTTCGGTGTTACTATTCATTGTTGTGTCTGTCATGTTGTCTTCTGTTTCAATGGTTTAATTATGTGATATGAAATATAGATTTGGTTTTGATAAGATGCCTGATATGTATTGGGCTCAAGTAAGTATCATGGCGTCGTCAACGCTCTATATTGTTGTCGTTATACTTTTCCTGTTTATAATTGCATCCAACTTACAAAGAGCAACCATGGTGGGAGATGGGAAACAGAATGTATGTGGTACATCATATATGGAGGCGGAGACAGCCCGATTTGGGGCGTACAACTACTATACCCAAAAAGAGGTAGATAAGCGATTGTACAACATTACGGATATGCTGTTGTTGCCATTGTATTACACTATATATATGCTGCTATGGATTTTGATGGGCGTGGCGTTGTTTATGCGTGTTAAAAACAAGACGAACAGGGATTGGAAAGACTTCGCTCTTTGTGCGGGGGCGGTCGGCGTGGCTTCCGTATTATCCTTCATTGTTTCAAATCAGCGGAATAGCGCCGTAGAGAAGAAGTATACCGAATCAAACATCGACCCTAATCAAACAGGCTTACAGATCATGTACATCGCTATATCCCTTTGTATCATGTTGATCGGTATTGTGGTCGTACACACTCAGGTTGAATTTGGCGGCGTTGAAGTGTTAGACAAAACAGGAGCTATCTTCTTAGCCATCCTCGCCATAGTGGTCGCCAAGATGTTGCTGGTTGCAAATATTTTCCGACGTCGATTTGCTTTGCTATTGAATGATAATGTGGAGAACGCGTATGGGTATACCGTTCGTTCCTTCATCAATGTACTTAGTAAGAAGGATGAAAAATATTATCTTGATAATGCAAACCAGATCCTAAAACCACCTTACAAATTGCTTGGTTCACTTGCTAATGATGAGCGGTTCAAATATGTCAAATACGATCAAGTCCCACCCGAGATAACCAAAAGCAAGAAGTTATGGAATGACTTTATTGATTACAAATATAACCTTGACATCCTTACCCCTGGAATACGTAAGAATGCGAACAATCTTATGAACTTAATGCTTATTGTCGTCATCATCTTGTGCTTCGTTCCGGTGTATATGTTGATTATGTTTATTAGAAATACCGGGCTCGGAAACCCGCTTTGGGCTCTGGTGGTTCTTCTCGTTCTAGTGCTGCTCTTTTCATCGATGGCTTTCTGGCTGTCAGGTGGATTGTTTAGTTGATCGTAACATTTCCTTATTTTTTTACAGACTAGTAATGTAGTGAGAACAAATATACAAACAGAAAGCATGAGTATATCGGATAAAAGGCGAACAACTAATGTAATTTTGATTTCTGCCGCGACAGTCATTGCACTTATTGTTTTTGGAATGCTCGTAGATATGTCCTTAAATCTCCACAAAGCAACGATGATTGCAGATGGAAAACAACAGTTTTGTGGCGAATCGTATATGGAAGCAGAAACTGCTCGATTTGCAGCCTACGAATATTACGAACGTAAACACGTGCATGCTACAATGCAAATTATCACGGATTCTGTGCTCATTCCAATCATATGCGTCGTATATGGATGGATGTGTTTTTACATTATACATGCTATTTGGTATGGCGAATATGATTTCACTTGGTTGCATTTTGTGTGTCTTTTACTTATTAATTACGCCGCATACGTGCTGTCTTCATGGATGAAAAATGACGTGATACACTCGAGTAAAATAGATGATATTTTGATATGTGGTATATGTACAATTGTTATATGCATCTGTATGTTAAAGGGTTGGGCGCCCTCCAATGTCCGCCTCGGCGTTGCTGTCGCCATGACGATGACATTATTGCTGCTCTTGATCATTCTCCGTCAACGAAGCAACTTCATGTATCTTGATAATAAATACGCTCCTGAAACATTGTTCAACGTGAAACTTCCACAGAAACAGGTGTTAATAACAGCGATTTCGTGTATCATACTTTTGGCTGTGCTGGCTGGATCTTGTTATGTCAAGGCTTTAGATGTATCCACTGGTGTGCTTTATGCCGTCCTTGTGGTATTTGTATCTTCGCTACTTGCCATTAACAATTTATATAGAAACCGTATTGGCATGCTCCTCCGTGACACGGATAGTAAAGTGTATGATAAAGAGGGGGATATGGATAATTACATCGCTCCTTATGGATACATTATAAAAAAGTTAAACGCTTTGCTGGCGTCAGGCGACAACAAGAACTACTATTTGAATAATTTAAAACTTATACAGTTGCCACCCTATCCGTCTAAGGTGAGTAAAAAACAACTTTATAAGTACGTTCTCTATTCGAAGCTGCCTAGTTTCATTAGAGAGGACGAGGAACAAGATGGGGAATTTGCAGATTACAAGCACTCCTTAGACAAAATCACTCCTTTGATAAAGAACGAAACAACCATATTCATGCAGTGTATGTTGGGGCTTTTGATTGTTGTGTTGGGTATTCCGTTGTACTTGATACTGCATTCGTTTAATTCCCAATCAATTCTACTCGTTGCTCTGGTGTTATTCATCATTGGGTTATTGTTTGTATCGTCGATGGGCTACGGGTTGACAGGTGGGTTGTTTGTCTGACCAAATAAAATATAATGACTGATGTTAGGGTAATATACATTTTCAACATGATCAAGTGGTCCGATTGGTTGGAAAATATATCAAAAAGTCTGAAGGAAGGTTTCCATGATCTAACAAGTCTCGGTTTACCAAGTGGCTTAAATATATCGGGTGTGAATGACAACGCTGCGTATGATTGGTCACCTGCTTTGTATAATTTCTACATGCAAATTAAGGAATCGAGTCCAGTTGTGGTAGAGAATCTACTTGCAACCGAAAATTCAAACCGTTATAGTCTACAAAAAAACAAACAGGACGAAAAAACGATATGTATGATTCTTGAATATCTACAGAACCTGAAAGTATCGAAAAGCAAAACGGATCAGGAGACATATGAGGCAATTAAGTTAAAAGTTAATAAAGCACTTTTTAATTTAGACATGAAGGTTGAAGGCAAAGGGAACGCTTTGGACCTAGATACGCTTATGACCATAAAAACGTGTGCATTGTCAGATCCAGTTGTAACAAATACCTCGTATGATCCTACTGTCAACTCATTTCTTAAAAAACTTGAGGATCTTCCAGTTAATCCATCGGCGAAGGAGGAGACAAAACAGGAGGAGGGAGAGCGGGAGAAGGTGGAGAAGCGGCCCTCTTCCTCCTCTTCCGTGCAGCAGCAGCAACTGCAGCAGCAACAGCAGCAATCCCAGCAGACGGATAAAAATGTATCACCCACCAGAGTGGAAGACCCAGACGAAGATGAGGAGGATGAGTCCCACATTTTTCGTTTAGATTATAAGGAGGAAGAGGAGGAAGAGGAGGAAGAGGAGGAAGATGAGGAGGAAAACAACGAGGAAGCACCTTATATAAAACAAGTGATTTTAGCACTTAATGATTGCTTCACATCTGAAGGTTTTAAAAATCCAACAACGTTATTACACAGTTTGGGAATTGCATGTATCACATTGGTACATGTTTCCAGATCTAAACAGGTATTAGATCTGGAAACACTAAAAAAATTACTACAGAATGTAAAAGTCGAATTACTCGATAATCCTGAAACTGATAAAGGACGCATATATGATTTTAAATTCATTAACGATTTGAAGGAACTAACAAAAAACACAAAAAACCAAACATTCTTAGTTGCGCTAGCTGCAATTATTTCGGCGGTAAATGCTGTGGCGGTATCTGCTCTGCAACCCAGTTTAACAGACCATAAAACAATTGTTGAACAATTAAAAAAAACAAAAGCCATTTTGTTTACGGTGGCATTCAGCTCCCATAATGCAGCCCTAACAGGTTTGGCTGCTGCTGGTGTTGTATCATCCGTAGATGAAAAATTTACAAACAATAATGGTACTGGTTTAACATTATCGAAAAAAACAACGGTAATCGTAAAACATCTGTCTAAACGAAATAATTTTGAATTTCCAGAAGAACATTTCATAGACGAGACTCAAGGTGAGACAATGCCAATATTTATGGATTTATTAACAAATTTAGTAGGAGAACAGAAGAGAACAAAAGATGCAGAATTATTTGCCAACAGAGCAGAATTTGCCGCACTTACTGCATTCTTTGAATTGAGAGAAATTATGGATGTGCCAACTGATTATCTTCTTATGTGTTTACGTTTAGATGACGACGTAATGGGAGGTGGAACACCACAACCACTACTACTACAACCAGCACCAGCACCAACATCCGCCCAGTTGTTTGTACCAGTAGCAGCATCAGCAGGAGCAACAGGAACAGCATCACCAATATCCACCCAAGCAGCAGCAACATCCGCACCACTAGCGCCACTAACACCACCAGCAGCACCAGCAGAAACAACACCACCACTACCAGCAACAGCAGCAGCACAACCGATACTAAAACGTTGGTTTAGTGATAACAATGTATCAGCAGCAGTAGCTGCACCAGCGCAACCACAAATTAATGCAACAAAGGTGGCAATACTTGGGAAGGTCATCAATGACCTACAAATGGACGAGCGATACAGCCTTTCGAACGAAAACATAACCACAACGGACCGGTTTGTGTTCCTGATGTTGACATTCGTAATCCGCGGCATCGCCCTGTATGTTATCGAATGGGGAATTTCGACCCGATTTATCAATACGTTCCAGTCTGCGTTCTTGTACTATGTCTTACTTTACAACTCACTATTTATCTTGATCGCCCTTATGGTCAATACAAGCGACAATATTTTCTTGGAAAGCATGTTTTTCTACATGAGCAGTAGACACGGCACTTCGAGGAATGCCATCCATGTTCTAATCCAGACGATCTTGATACCGATCCCCTTCCTCGTCAAAGAGGAGGAGTATAATACAGCCGCTACTGTACAAGACAACACTATGCTCAGCTTTGAGCAGCGAATGGCATTGCAAGGCTCCATCAATCAGTTCTCCATTTTCATTTGGTTGTTTACTTCCTTTATCGCATTTGCCTATTAATGGGTATGAGTACGCGGCTACTTTTTGCATTCATTTTCAATAGAAAGAAAATATCGTGTACCATTAGAGTAACTAGTAAGTAGTATGAGCAATAGTAAGTACGATTTATTTGATAAATTTTTTACATCAGATGAGTTTCTAGAGCAAGATTTGTTGGAGTTGTTACGAAACTTTAAGGTTACTGATAAGGATTTAAAAACGTTAAATCAGAACACAGATCTGGAAAGCAATCGTAAACTGAAAACACTTATTGAAGTTGTCTACCCGGCATACAATAACTATTTTATTCAAAATAATAAAAAGGAGCCAGAAAGTATTGACGCCCTGTTTAACCTTAAAACCGAGGAGGGACAGAAGAACTTAAATTCGATATATGTGGACATTATACCCTTCGAGGTATTACAAAAGTCACAAAATATAAAAGACGACGAATCATTGAATGGTACATCTGGAATTGAAGATATGGCTGCTATGATAAATCCAACACGATTGAAATATCTAGCACGTGTAAAGAAAGATCCGAAAGAACACCAGCGGCTAAAACAACAAATCGAAGATGCGCTTGCCAAGGATAAGATAGTGGACAAAAAGGTCGCTGACTTGTTGAAAGCGTTGTTTCAGAAACTAAAATATGGAAAAAATAGTATTGATAAGAATCTGTTTGGTCCAGCTCCTAAAGAACCGCCAGCTCCGTCAGTAGACAACTCCGCGGCATTAAATGCAGCAGATGCAAAAGCAAAAGAAGCAACTGAGAAACTACAGAAAGCAGAAGCAAAAGCACAAGAACTAGGAAAAAAAGCAGATGATGCTGTAAAAAAACTAGAAGAAGCAGAACACAAATTAAACCTGAAGATTGAAGAGACAAACGAGTCAAAGAAAAAAGCGGACAAAGAACTCAATACAGCAAAGCAACAAGCGGAGGATGCAGCAAAGGCAGTAGCAGCAGCAGAAATTAAACTAAATGAAGAAGTAGCTAAAAATTCAAATCTCGGTCAGGCAAAAAAAGAAACTGAAGACGTAGCAGCTAAACTAAAGACAGACGCAGAAGAAGCCAATCAGGCAAAAAAAGAAGCTGAAGAAGAAGCAGCCAAACTAAAGACAAACGCAGAAGCAGCCAATAACGCAAAAGAAGCAGCCAATAACGCAAAAGAAGCAGCAGAAGCAGAAGCAGCCGCACGAAAAGAAGAAGCAGAAGCAGCAAAAGCAGCAGCAGCAGAAGCAGCGTCTGTTGCTTCTGCTGCTGCTGCAGAACTACAAAAAGCGAGGGAAGAAGTAAAAAATCTAAAGGCAGCAACAGAGGCAGCCAATCAGGCAGTACAAGCCGAAAAAAAACGATTTCAAGAAGAATTGAAAAACTTTACAGATCCTCTTCAAAAACTAATAAACCAAGTTACAGCTGAGGTTGAACCCGTTCTTCGGAAGGCAAAGGAACTTAAGGATCAGCAGGTTGCAGGAGTAGCAGTAAAAGTCGGAGGAGCTCTTCCCCAAGACAACAAACCGGTAGATGGACAAAATAAACCAGAACCTGTTTTAACTGAAGACGAAATCAACGACAAGTTCAAGGCATACCGAAAGTCACTGGTCAAGATCATGTCCGAGTTTGACGACATATCGAAACGGTACATTGATTACACAAGTCAAATCAAAAACTACTCAATTATAAACGAAGCTGATCGACTCGAAGAGATTACCAGTAAGTACAATGTGCAATATTTGGCACTGAACGATTATATGAACGGCAATGGGGAAACTAGCTTCAAGAAAATCGTGACAGACTTGAATGAAACTGTCAAGTCGCTAAACAACTACCGACAACAATTTGAACCTATTTTTATAGGAAGCAAAGATGACAAAGAGCTCAAAGAATTAAAACTTAACTACACAAACATAGTGGATGGTACGACAACCAAACCAGATAAAACCGCAGAAGTTTTAAAATCAACAGAAGATGAAAAAGATACAAAAGAAGAAAAGCTAAAGGATATGTCTCTGGAAGAACTGTACACAATATTTTTGAATGTTATCAAAGCATTCCACGAGGCAAAGAAGAACTCCGCAAGTATGGTTGCGAAAGCTATTAAAGAAAACACATCAAAAGGACCATCGGATAATAGTTACTCTTCGTTGAAAGGACATTTTGACTTGAAAGTAAGTGAGTTTAGAACAAAAGTTAACGGGTACCAACCGCCTGAGAACTATGAAGACAAATACAAGAACATCAAAGATGAGTTTAACAGAATAATAGATGAGATAAAAGCCCCTCTAGATATAAGTAATAATAATGTTCAACGACAAGAGAGAGAGCAAGCGAATAGAAACGCATTTAATAAAGAGCTCGATGTAATAGCTAACCATTTAAAAGCATGGAATAGTGCAGTGCATGCGTTTAATACAAATGATAAAGAAGACGATACAATAACCAAGATCAGGAGTATCCAAAACGACGCCGAACGAATTAGAAAACGCTTTGATGACCTCAAGAAAGTGTTTGATCAAGTCTATGAATATCGTCTCAAACGGGCAAACCCTGCCTTTATCGCCTCTGCAGCCACACGAGAACCGTCGCTTTTCAATAAAATTTACGCAGAATATATGAATGACAAAATGGAAAATCAAAACGATCAGGAAAAGGCTGTTACTATTATGGTGAACAAATTGGATGACAACAACCTCATTCCACGCAAGATACTGGAACCTTCACAGACGGACAAGATCGTTTTTGTATTTATCACCCTCTTTCTTCGCATGTTTTCCTTGAGTATTGTACGCTGGGTCATCGTAGGGGGCTACCTTAAAACAATGAAAACAGCTTTGGCAGTTTATATGGGATCATATACAGCTCTCCTTCTCATAGCTGTCCTCATTATCAACTTAGATAGCTACCGTATGCGAATCGTATTCAACTATCTCAACATGCACGGAAACCGATCGCGAATCATGACCCACGTTGGTTCTTTGTGGATATTCGGCTATCTCATCTATCTTGTCATGTATTACCTGAACATTCGCGAAACACAAGGGCTCGTCGAACGTGTTTATACAGAAGAAGACAAGGCACGTATCATTTATCGCATCGAAGTCCTCAGCATGATCATCTGGCTCTTGTTGGTCATCATCATCTTATTAGTATAATCGTTAATTGTCAACCTCGCACAGAATACTCAGTTGGCGGCTATCATTTAGGATGCATGTATCTTTCAAGGAATCGACAATAGCCGCAGTTACTGTCGTAGACGCTTCAACCATTTGACAACGAATGTTCAGCTTAATCCCATCCATATCAGGATAACTGTGAACAACAATGCCCGTTAAAGCATTCGAGCTTACTTTGAGCAGATCTCCGTTTTGAAAATCGGGAGCACAAGCACCCAATCCAGTTATTTTTACCTGAACAGCCTCTATCACTTCAGATGCTGCAGCAGTAGCAGTATTCGTAGACATAAGCGGCTGCGTTTCTTGAACTATACAGTTGTCTTCCCCAAGATCAATAAGCGCTCCACTGGCATCCTCGATACGAACTGTCCATGGAGTTGAAAGAGGTCTGAAGGCGGTTTTTCGCCCAGCAGGCACCCAATACGTCCAATTACATGGTACACGAGAAGAGCGTTCTTGTTCCGGATAAAGCACAATGCTGTCTTCCTGTCCACCTGCGCCAGTTATTTTTAAAACGCAGAAAGGTGTACGTATACGCGTCATCGACGACTGGGGCAACGCAAGGCACCGCATATGAACGTCTCGCGCACCTCGTGGTAGTGGACCGACCCAAACAAACTGTGCACGTAATGGCGAATATTGCCAGTCGCGACGAGAAGACTGTATTAACAGCGTTGTGCTACTGACTTGTGGTAGCGCATTGCTGGGAGGAGGTGGTGGTTGGCTTTCCGTAGCTACAGGTTTTACAGTTACAAAATCCCGGTTCTTTTCCAGCGCCCGAACACTTTGATAGAACTCATCTTCCCCTGGAGCGATCTCTTGCGTTGTATCTGATGGCTGCTGTTGTTGTTGTGACAACTGTTGTTGCAATTGCTGCAACTGTAACTGCGGCGGTAGCTGCTGCTGGTGCTGCTGGTGCTGCTGGTGCTGCTGGTGCTGCTGGTGCTGCAGTTGCGGTTGTAGTTGCGGTTGTAGTTGTACTTGTTGCAACTGTCCATCTCTTTGTAGTAATTCGTTGTATGACGGCAGAGCGAGGGGCGGACCCGGTTGTAATAGAATTGGCTGGGGCAAGTCGTGCTGTGGGACAGGAACCTCGCGCGGTTGGTAGAGCGGAACCTGTGCGACTTCGCCATCCAATTTATAAACACGCTTGAAATAGTCTCTCGAAACATACAGGGTTTTTTTATTAAGATACTCAACGTCCAGCTTGTTTTGGGAAGACGCGGATCGATGCACGTTTGTCATAATAGATTGAAATATAGTGGAAAGTTCATCTTTTTTAAGGACTTGTACTATTTGAAAATTATATTTATCGTACAAAAACTTATTCAAAAGACCTGCTATATAGTTTACATTGGCAGGAGTGAAAAAACTCATGGTTGTATTATGCAATGTAGAAACACAGGTCAGCTTAGTATCATTCACAAGTGTTTCCTTTAACTGACTTTCTTCTTTGGCTTTACTGCTTCCTTTTTCTCCTTCGCCACCTTTGCTTTCGGCTCTCTCTTTTTTGGCACCACCTTCCCAATAGCATTTGGGTTTGGACGAAACAGTACCTTGCGTAAACTGTGCACAGCATCGTCGTCCAATTTGCCTTTCATTTTCATCACATCATCGAAAACGGTTTTGCGGTCCTTGCGAAGCATCTCTATCCATCTAATCTGAAATACCATACTAAAAACCCCACACTCGGTACTTTTACGCTGCATAGGGCACTTGCAGTACAATGTTGTGAAAGGAATCGGGTTCACAACCCCTGTTGTTCGATCCAACAGGGAAATAGAAGCCTTAAACCGGTCAACCCAAGACTTGACTTGTTCAGGTGGGAAGCGCGCCACACTATCGTAATAGTACGCGCCATAACTCTCAAGAGACGGGTTTATGCACATGAAAATGGAGGTCCAATGAGACCCTGGTTCGTCGTGTTTATCTAAATTGATAATAAAGCCAATGAAGTCATATTGAGTTCGCAGCGCCTTGATTTTCGCCGGATCATCTACTAACTCACACATCTCCCGATATATACACGAGTTTGGTTCCGCAAAGTCTATCGGAAACACGCCGAGAAACTTGTACCTGAAAGAGCTTTCCGCTTGGTATTGCATCATAACATTTTTGATGTCATAGTTGCTAAGCCACGTACGATCGTTCTTGTACCATTCACTCGGAGTGATGGGGCGGACAGATGCTGTCACATCTGGACCAGGTCTTAACTTGTCCACCCAGCAAGACTCGCCGATGGTGCCGCATTCTTCTGCCATTCGCTTTTGTAATTGTTTCCGAAGAGCTGCTGGCTTTTGCTTGCCGATGTTAACTATCTTTCTATTTGGGTACTTTTCGTTCCAAGCTTTTGCTAGCTCCTTTAACGCATCAAAATCAAAACAAGAACCAGTCTTTTTAAACGTGTCCTGTTGCTTTGGTGAACAAAACGACATAAATCTATGTGTGTGTCTCTCTAACCTATGAAATGAAAAAAGTGCATGTCGTACCCTTACACTTTTTCATTTGTCTTCTGGATTTCTATTATTCAACTATGGTGTCCATACTTGTTCTATTGTTAGAACTAGCAGCACATATGGAGACGAAGTGCGCGAGGATGAGCGACGAATGGTACATAGAGTACAAGGTGACATCGTACACATCCTTCTTATTGTTAGGAATCTCGCATCTGGATTCATCCACCTCTCCGTCGCTCCAGTCATTCACAATCGACAACAAGTCGTGAACAATTACAAGGTCATAACCCGTGTCTTTTTCTTGTTGTTGTTGCAGACCGACAAACCAAGCGTCTCTATCTTTTTGGTGTTTGGTTCCAATAAGCGAACCAATGAGGACCCCATAATCTGCGTTTTTAATCAAATTGCCATTGTCTGGAATACAGAAAGTGACCACCTTGGCAAGCGCTTTGTACATGTCGTCAATGTTCACTCCGTCTTCTTCTTCAAAGAAAGCCATCTTGGTCATTGCTGCGGCAACGTGCTCCATGGTGGATAGACTTAATAGGGCGAATGAAGTTGCTGCTTTTGCTTTTCCTGGTATTGCTTTTGTTGGTATTGCTACTTGTGCTGTTTGGATTATTGTGAATTGATTTTTAGTTTAGTATCGTCAATTTTTACGAATAAATGGGAAAAAAGATACAAAATATTTACCGCCCCCATCTGGTACCCAAGAATACTCCCCATTTACTTACGAGCAAGAACATAAAAGTCCTCTACATCCTCTGACTTATCAAGTACATAGCCGTGACGCCCCAAGAGCTCTTTGATCATGGTTCTCTTTGGTTCTTCGTGGTTGTGTTCGACAGTGATCAAACGAATGCTATGAGAGTCGAACGGAAAGGCAGCCAGAATATCATGCTCGGATCCCTCTGTGTCAATGCTCAAATAGTCAATGGTCTGGGGAACCTTGTAGCTTGCAAGAAAGTCGCGAATGGGAAAGGTCGTAAGCTCAACTACCTCGGCATTCTTCAAGTTGTCACTGGTTTTCCATTTACCCAAGCACTCTTCGATACCGCCCAAGTAAGCCCCGCGTACAAACCGCGTGACACAAGCCTTGTCCCAAATGGCAGTCTTGACGAGAGGATTGGTTCGACGCGACCAATCCATGGGGAACGGATCTACTGAGATACCTTTCCATCCATGTTGTTCGAGGAGGTATGTATTGTTTAGCAGGATACCGTCCCCGCATCCAATCTCCAAGTAGAACCCAGGGGTCATTTTTGTCTTTTGAAGGACCCAGAGGTCTTGCTGATATTGAGCAGGGGATGCATCGATCACCGATTGGGGAAGTGTGTACGATTCGTCCATTGCTTCGTGCGTATATGTATACATTTCTGTTACAAGGTAAGCCTTAATATGGAAATGGGTAAAAGCGCACCAACCGGTAGTTCGGTAATATAATCGACACCCAGCGATTTAAAGAAAAATTGACAGCCTATTTAAGGCAGAGTAATGACTTAAAATTTAAGTGGCTGTATATAAACAGAGGCAATATATCCAGGATGACATCTGAGGAGTTTGTTCGTTACCTAAAGCAGTTCCGATGCGAGAAAGGCGCACCGTGTACGCACACAAGTATAGACGCTCCAAGGGCGAGACTGGTGGTTCCCGATGACAAACTATCCGAATTCCTTACCGAATATAAACGAGCTCTTATCGCTGGTGTTCTATTACACTTTACAGAAAAACCATTACAAAACAGTTGCATGCGTACCGACTTGGACTTCCGCTTTGCGATTCCTCCAGGCACGGGCAACGGCACTGGCGGACTACCCGTATCCGCGGATGGATCCTCTGGAACATCGCTTCCTAGATTCTATACGACGTTTGACGTAGAAAGAATCGTCCAGCAGTACTTTCGACTACTTGCTGAGTACCTGGATGCCGATGATCATGAGTGGACCGCCTATGTTATGGAAAAACCAAGACCAATTGAATGCAGAGGCAAGATCAAGGATGGTCTACATATCATGTTCCCAAACCTGATTGTACAACCTGCGCTGCAACACCTGATTCGCAAGCGACTGCTCGATGAAAGTGCGGACATGCTGTTCAAAAGCATGCCTCTGTGCAACAGCCACGAAGACATTATCGATGAAGCCATTATCGATCGCAACAACTGGCAGATGTATGGAAGCAGGAAGCCCAACTGTGAGGCGTATCGAGTCACCAAAGCCTTCTCCTACGATCGATCTCTCGACAAGTTGACGGCTCTTCCTATGCTAACACCGGTAGAAAATCTGGAATTGGTGGACACCCTATCGGTTCGAAAGAGCGCTGCCGAAACAGCCTTCCTTCAAGGGAAAAAAGCCGAGATGGAGGAGTTTACTCGACACGTTCTATCCAGCGTAGACGCCAGGCGCAAAGACAAACTACACACCCAAATCTTTAGCAAAACCGCCAACAACACGCGCAATCACTCTCACGAAGAAGAGCGCAAGCTGGCTCGAGAGTTGGTTATCGAGTGCATGAAGCCAGAGCGCGCCGAGTGCTACGAAGACTGGATCAAGATTGGGTGGTGTTTGCGAAACATCGACGTGGACCTCATTGATACCTGGATTGAGTTTAGTAAAGTGGGTAGTAAATACATTGAAGGTGAGTGCGCAGATCTATGGTGGAAAATGCGCATTGATGCCATGGGCATGGGTACTTTGCGATGGTGGGCAAGACAGGACAACCCAACCCAGTACGAGAAAATTATCGATGGAAATGTACTGACCTTGCTTGACAAATGCGTAGGGTCCAGTGGAGCACACTTTGATGTTGCGAAAGTGGTTCATGCAATGTTCAAAGACCGCTACCGGTTTACCATCAAAGACATCTGGTTTACTTACGACGAGAACCGTCACAAGTGGGTGCGCTCGCGAGAGGGACTGAAGTTGAAGCTCATCTTATCGAACGATGTCTGTTCCAAGTTTCTTACGAGGGCAACACACTGGAACATCGAAGCGATGCGTAATGAGGAACAACGTGACGTGTTTGAAGACCGCTTCCAAAAGTTGAGCAATGTTGCAAGAAAACTAAAGGATTCTGGCTTCAAGGAGAGCATTATGAAGGAGTGCAAGTGCCTGTTCACGGATGAGAAGTTTGAGGAGCTCCTGGATAGCAACCCTCACCTCATCGGCTTTGAGAATGGAGTGTATGATCTACGCCTTCACGAGTTCCGCGATGGTCTACCCGATGACTACATCAGCTTTGGAACCGGGTTGCACTACTTCCCATATAATGCAGTGTCCCAAGACGCAAAAGACATTGAACGGTTCCTTGGTCAGGTCTATACATCCAATGGGGTAAAGCAGTACATTAAAGATGTATTTGCTACAGCAATTGACGGCGGTATCCGTGTGGAAAGATTCTATGTATTCACGGGAAATGGATGTCATGCAAAGGACACGGAGATTATGATGTATGATGGACACAAAAAGTTGGTGCAAGACGTTGTGATGGGCGACAAGCTCATGGGCGATGATAGTGGTCCAAGGGTAGTACAGGAGTTGTTCCGTGGAAAAGCCGACATGTATCGCATTAGCCCAGTGAAAGGCGATAGCTTCGTTGTGAATGGTAGCCACGTTATGTCGCTTAAATTCACGAATCTTACAACCGTCATCAAACGTACAGACTCAAAATCGCTCAAGTACCGTGCCAAATGGTGGGAGAGAAACGACAACGATCATCAAAAGCACGGGGAACCAGTATCAAGGAGTAGGACGGTTGGCTCGATAAAAGAAGCCCGACAAGTCATTGCTACTATGCTCGAAACCAATATGAACATCATCAAGCCTGGTGATGTAGTGGACGTCAAGTTATGCGACCTTCTGCATTGGAAGCCATGGTGGTGGAAGAAAACCAACGTGTGTCTGTACCGACCACAGTCAGTGGACTTCCCCAACCCGAAGCCAGTGTCGCTTGACCCATACATGCTTGGGTATTGGCTTGGTGACGGGAGTTCCCGGGACTCTGAAATTGTAACAATGGAACCGGATGTTGTCGACTATTTCGAAAGTCACCTCCAGGCTGATCACGTGCTTGCACAAAGAAAAAAGCGAAAAATAAATGATAAGGCATCCACCTACGCAATTAGCTTCTCGGGCAAGCGAAAACGCTACACCTCTCAAAACGAGTTCCGGAACTCTATGCGAGAATACGACATACAGAATAACAAGCATATCCCTTACGACTATCTAACCAACACTCGGGAGGTAAGACTCGCGGTTCTGGCTGGTATTATCGACAGTGATGGTCACTATCAGAGAAAGATGAACCAGTATGAGATAACATTGAAAAGCGAGAAGCTGATGAATGGAGTCGTCGATCTTTGCAGATCATTGGGCTTTGCGTGTTACAAGCAAGCGGTCAAGAAAACGTGTTGCAACAATGGGGTGGTAGGGGACTACTTCTGTATCCAAATCGTCGGCAAGGGGATGGAAGACATCCCAACTCTTGTACCACGCAACAAGGCAGCACCAAGGACTACACACAATAACGTTACTATGGTATCCTTTGACATTTCCAGAGTAGAGGATGGGGATTACTACGGGTTTGAGCTAGATGGAAATCACAGATATCTCATGGGTGACTTCACCGTCACTCACAACAGCAATGGTAAGAGTCGTGTTCTAGAGCTCTTCCAAAAATCAATCGGTGAATACTACTGTATCTTGCCCATCTCCCTTCTTACGCAAAAGCGATGTGCTTCCAATTCGGCGCAGTCGGAGCTTGAGAGGACTAGGGGGCGCCGACTAGCTGTGATGCAGGAGCCAAGTGAGAGTGAGAAGCTAAATATTGGGTTAATGAAAGAGCTGACGGGAGGTGACCGCATTCTTGCACGTGGGCTGTTCAAGGAGCCAGTGGAGTTCCGTCCACAGTTCAAGATGATCCTGGTTTGTAATGATCGCCCCGAGGTGCCTAGTGACGATGGTGGTACGTGGCGTCGTATCCGTGTGGTGCAACACACGAGCAAGTTCGTGGAGCGACCGGATGCGAGCAACAAGTTTGAGTTCCCTATGGACTGTGAAATCACGGAAAAGTTTGACCGATGGAAGGAGACGTTCATCAGCATGTTGATCGATCATCACAAGAACATGGACGCCAAGAACATCGTGGAGCCAGCCGAGGTGCGCATTGCCACCGACAGCTACAAGCTGGACAACGACCTGATTGGACAGTTCTGCTCCGAGTGCATCGTCAAAGACGAGGGCAGTACCACACGATACAAGCTCATCCCCCTCTATGGGGAGTTCAAAGAATGGTGTCAGCTATCGGTACAAAAAGGACGCAAGCTACCTGACCGTAGTCAGTTCCGCAGCTATATTGAAAAGATGTATGATATGTATCCATCAGATGGTCGAGGATGGAAGGGCTTCCGACTGCGCTCTGTTCGTGCAGTCGATCCCAAAGATGCCGACAGTGATGGGGATGAATAAATAGGTGGTCAATCGAATTTCTTCCTTACCAAACTACCTTGGTTTTTTGTGTTTCTGAGTTCTGTTTGTTTTGTTGGTCTAAAAAATGAAGCTCTTTATTGTTTCATTTCTATGCATTAATATTTACTTAGAGGATATATTGTAACTACATTATAGAGACAACAACAAGTAAATGGACATTGAAATATCATTAAAGCATGTTGCGGAAATGATGTCTGCGCGCGGTCTTCCTGACGAAGATGTCGCCAGCTTCTTGCGAGAGGCAAGCGATGTGCATAAGCCGACCTTCTACTCAGATTCCGTTACTTTACATGTGGGCGATAAGGCATGCATCATTTACATTCTAAGTAAGAACACCAAGGAAATCTGGAAAAAGATGAAGGACTTGACGGCTGAAAAGTTTGCCGAAGAGTTTGGATACAACACATTCATTATCATCACCACCGAGAAACCGACAACGGCAAACAACAACGCCATGGAAACCTTGAACACTGAGCTGGCGAAGGTGGGTGGCAAGATGCAGAATTTCATTATGAAAGAGCTGCGATACAATCCAGCAAACCATGTTCTGGTACCCAAGCATGAAAAGATTACCGACGAAGAAGTCAAGGTCCTTCTCGAGAACCACATGCTGAAGTCGCCCTTCCAACTACCTCACATATCCAAGGGGGATATCATGGCGCGTTACTTGGGGCTGCGGCATGGAGATGTCGTTCGTATCACAAGAATCAACGACACGTCGGGAAGCTGTTTCTACTATCGATGCTGTATGTAGGGAGAAATAGAATAACTCATCACACATGTATCTTTTTCTGCTATATCATATAGAGGTTAAGTCAAATCAATGGCTGTAGAAATCATAGGGGACATCAAGGAACATTTAAATCAGGTAATAAGCACTTTTCTACCCGATGCAATCGTTGCACCTCTTTTTCAAACATTCAACAATCACTCTGTTCACAAGGGTGAGGCTGCAAACTTTGAAGTGCTATTAAACAATTCATATTTCGCGGACGCAAACAACGCCGCAACCTATAATCCTTCCGTGTATTTTCGAACGTCCGGCTCAGACAACTTTTATCCGTGGAATGGGACAACACTGTCCAACATCGCAGAGGTTGTGTTTCAAAATCTTCCGACAGACCTGAATACAACGATTAAATCGATACGAAGTACATACAATGTATTGAGTCAATTGCCCGTCTTGTTAACAAAAGAACCAGTCAAAGTATTTAAGTATGGAAGCTTCACAGCCAATGGAACAGATGGATTCAAAATGGACAATACAACCTTTAAGTTGGGTGACTCAACGTCACTACCAGGATTCAATGTAAACATGGATGACGTGATTCACATCAACCACGTCTGTACCAACCGAGAACTGTTAAATACGACAGACATATTCGGTCTTACACGTATATTGTATATACTTGAGTTGCTGATATCGGTTCGATGTGCCTTATTGTATTATAGTAAAGCGACAACGGAACAAGAAATATCTATGCGCGGTTCGATTGTCGAAGTCTGTATAATACGCTTGGGAGATGCCCATAAAGAGTTTATTTCCAACAGTACAACAACTGGTTCGATGCAGAAGGTTCACAACAACTTTGTTACGGGTATGCAGACATACAATAAAAACACCAAAGAGGTGATTGGGCTAGACAAAGATCGACAAAACGGTCAGAAACTCTTGAAAGGCAACATAGACCTCATCGAAGCACAGAGAATCATTACTAAAAAAAGAGAGCGCGTAGAGAGAATTGCCGTCATAGTTGCAAGTGTTGTTGTAATTGGCTGCTTTACCGTGCTTGTGACGCCTATTGAGTATTCGTATAAGCTGCTATCATTGATAGGATTTGTCGTAGTCGCTCTAGCCTCCGCATTGACTGTGCGGGCTTTGCCCAGTCTGGGAAATACTAGCCTAGAAGGGTTCGATGCGGCATCATCGCTGACATCAATTAATACATCTATCGCCAACTACGACATTGTAGCTTTACGATATGTTTCTTATAATATCGCAGATACATTGATGCTGTCGTCGAGGATCTACGGCAATAATGCCTATGGAGACCTGAACTACGCCATGTTGCAGGAAATAAATTACTACAAGGGTATAAACGGGCGCTTACGAAACGCCGGCGATAAAACAGAAAGTTACTACCGAATGGAAGATCTCGAGAACCACAAGATGCTGGCTACTTCATATTTTGCCGTCAATATTATGTTGATCACATCCGTGTCACTCACTTTATATGTTGCTGCCGACAATATGCCGACCGCTCAACCATACATTATCGCCATCGGTATGGCGACTGCCTTGTTGGCGATCACACTCTATCTTGTTGACGTTGCACGACGGGTTCGGACCGACGGTGAAAAAATCTATTGGGGAGAACCATCAAAAGTGTAATTCAATTTAAGTGGTATCAAGCGTTCCATGTTTTTTATGTAATTCATTGGGCGTGATATATGATCGCTTGCCTCATCCAACCAACTTTTGGGTATCAGATAGAAAGGGTGATTTTCGTTTGTGAGTATATACATAAATATATAATACATTGTGATGAGTAGTAAAGAGATAGGAAGACTCTTTGTACTTACAAAGAACATGCAGAAGAGAATAAACGTCTGCGTAGCGGGATGAGACAGAATCTTTTTTTGACCGTCTGTTGGCTGAATGACTAGAAACCGTGATCCTAAGTGGAACATAAATATTGATGTTACGGACAACCAACCGATATCCATGACGAAAGACAGGGATCACTATTATATTAGTCACATATACATTTGTGCTATTATTACTATGTCCGTTCTCCAAAAATCATCATATCCAAATGAATGAAAAGAAGGCATAGTGAGAAAAGAACTCCAACCACTGTGTCCCAGCACAGGAGGAAATAGATCAATAGGTAACATACGAACCTAACCAAAGGCATGTCGTATAGGCGAAGGACCCAATCGGGGTACATGACTCGGATTTGGACTCCATAGTAAAGTAAAAAGCCTGATAATAGTATGCGCATAAGAAGCTTTGCAACTGCGTTGCTGATAATAAGAGCCTTTGTCACGTGAGCTGGTATAGCGATATTAACTCCGCTACTCAAGGGGGGAGTTACTGCAGGAGCTACAAGAGACAATGGCACAGCACCAGCAGCACCACCACCCGCGGCAGCACTAGCAGCAGCAGCAGCAGCACCACTAGCAAGAGGAACAGGATCAACAGGAGCAACAGCAGCAGCAGGAGCAGGATCAACTGTAGTGAGATTGACTATCCAATCAGAGAACGACATATGTTTTGTTCTTACTCTGCAATCCAGACAGATTTAAAATATACAAATTTAGTAGAGGGCTTATTATTCAAAGCTATACTAATACAAATATGCAAGGCAATTATTGTTCCATCAAGGAAGCATACGGAGTTGAATCTCTAACCGGTTCCGGAAAGAGAAGAGAGAAAAAAGGATGTGGTGTTCCAGGGAGTGCCGGACAAGCTAGTCCATACGACCTATATACCCCAAATACAGGCAGAGAACAGGCAAAGATAGGAAACGAGCACTTTGTTGGAGCAAATGAAGAAGAAAACCAGACCACCTACAAATCAAAGGCAGCCGATTACATAGCCTATTGTAGGTCCCACGGAATATGTAGTCCAGTAGAAGCATTTGAAAACAGCAAGCAGCAGGCAAAATCAACACCCGTTGCATCGTGCATGAGTGGATCCTATCAAAATCCGAGGTACGCGGACATAGCGGATGCCTGGACTCCAGAAATGAAGAATCTGGCAGACAAAGCCTTCCAAGCCAACCTCGCTGCTGATCCCGATAGAATACCTATGACTCCTACCATGCCGCAGCGAAAGGTGGATATGACGCACGTAGGTGGGTATATAGACGAGGAGCTAGAAGCCTATCTATCCGTTGTCGAGACAAAATCACAGCCAAATCCAACCCTTTTTGAAAGCCAGCAAGCCAGTTCAGGTGCTAAGATGCTCGATCATGGTGAACCGGTGGTTCAGAAATGGCAGGATGGTTCCAATGTACCCTCTGCAAAAGCAAAAGATCAATACAAACCAGGAGCTAAGGAGCCCAGTCTGTCGGGGTCTGTTGGAAACTACAGCAAAGATCCCAATCGTCGACCAGTCAGCCGATGGCAAAACGCAATGGACCTCATGCTGTTCACATTTTCTGGCATCCTCTTAATATTCCTTTGTGAACAACTTTATCGGCTTGCGACCTATTATGGTATGAAGCAAACGATGCATTCATTAGAACCTATATTTGAACTATTGCAGGAATATATCAAAGAAAAAACAAATAAGTAAAAAGCGAATATGAGAACACGAGACAGGTCTGGTCTATCTACCTAGAAAGCGATTCGCAATTGGAAGGTTTGTGTTGAAGGACACTGATTTAGATCGTCCATCCATAGCTCCACCTGTGCTTGAAGGGGTATGCCGCAAGGCGGGGCGCTTTGGGCGCAGATCATCCGGGTTCCAAGATATGTACAACACACCCACATGCGGGGGGGGCAATATTTGAACCAGGAAGCCATCCTTTCGTAGAAAGTTTACAGCATATTCGATACACTCTTCCAAGTTGTATAAGGGCATGCCGACGACGAGCCCCGGGACCTCGTAGAAGCACAACATTCCTCCCTGAGTAGCCACGTTGCGGATGCGCGTATGACACCGCTCCAAGACCGCCATAAAACTCTTGACTCTTATTTGTTTTTTCTTGTTTTGTAAACCATATAGTTCATGTAAGTTGATATGGGGAGCCATTGAATTTGTGAATAAATACTTAAGGGACCAACCTCTTACTCTATCACTAAGACCTTATAAAAATTAGGCATGTTTTCACACATTGTTTTTGCTGGAGGTGGAGCGGCAGGATTGGTCTATCTTGGCGTGATTCAATATCTAGAAGAGTGCGGGTTACGTCATCATATTAAGCATGCACACGGAACATCGATAGGTGCTTTTGTTGCTCTAGCATTCGTATTGAAGCTGCCTATGAGTACGGTGGCGGATTACATTGTTGATCATTTTCAACGCGAGACCACGCACTTTCAACCCTTGCGACTTTTGAATATTTTAGTCAAAGGTGGGCTGGACTTTGGTCATCGTTTTACGGATCCAATTGACTACTTCTTGACAACTGCAGGGCTAAGTACAGATATTACGTTTGAGGAGCTGGCAAAAGCTACCACCATGGACCTCGTCGTCTGTGCAACAAACATGACCACCGGGAAGCCAATGATGTTTTCACTTACGAACAGCCCGACAGTGAAAGTGAAGGACGCAGTTATTGCATCTATGTCTATTCCTGGGATTATCCAACCGATTGAAATACAGGGCGCGTGGTACTTGGATGGAGTGCTTAGCAGCAACATCCCGGTTCCAGATAATGTACAACCTGCACATGTGCTTGTCGTATTGATTTCCTCATTCGATTCTTGTTTTCCTTTGAATCCTCCTCAACTATCTAATCGGTCAAATCCGTCTATGATGATGGTTTTAAATGCATCACTCCGAGCTTTGTTAACGACCATGTGTAGTCCTATAATGTATATAAAATACAAGGACAATGCAATCACCTTTGGGTGGACTCCGTTGACATCTTTACCTTTTCGATGTAAACCCGACGGAAGTATTGAAATACAGGTACGAAGAGAAGATATTGAAGCGTCTATGTTGATGGGTTTTGAAACAACTAAAAAGTGGGTTCTTGCAAGACAAGACCGTCTTAAGTTGGATAATTAATCATTTCCCTATAGATATGACGAAAAAAAAGTGGTGCGTACAAAAAATTATATACGTGGACGACAATGTCGTAACACAAGCCATTGATTATTAGCGATAGCCAACCTAAGCCATATTCAGCTTTTCCTTGATGAACGCAAGCAGAGCATTTGCGTCACGAGCACCATCGTACTCAATGGTTGTTCCATCAACTTTCTCCAGAAGGACGGTGGGGAATCCCTTCACTTCCTTCTCCTTCACTGCCTCGGGGTGTTCATCTCCATTCACCTTCTTCACTTGGATAGGTAAACCGCTGGCTTTCACTTCTGCCTCGAATTTTTCAAACTCGGGCAAGAACGCCTTGCAGTGTCCACACCACGGGGCGAAGTAAAGAACCAGACTAGACATCGTTGAGTTTTCGAATCCTTCCTTGCGGCGATTCATCAAATACATGAAGCCGAGGGCAAGCAGAAATGCAACAAGGATAGCAAATACAGCACTTGTTGTGAACGATTTAAAATTGCGAGAATCGGCGGGTTTAGACGAAGGCATTTATTTAAGATGCACTGCTACTTATCCCTGACATATTTTTTGTAAGAATTTTAATCTTTTAAATGTTTAAATGAAGGTTCTTGGTGTTGGTGACCGAGGCTGCGTTGTTCAAGAAACAGATGATGGTACGATGGTTACCAAAGTCTTGGTCAGTCGAGCTCACTTTGAACAGGAAAAGGAAAATGTTCGTGAATTAATTGAAAATAGTATAGATGTTAAAAATACACGTCTTATTTATCCTACTTCATTCATAGAGGTTGCGATAAAAGCAGACCATGATTCAAATGCATACTTATCTGCATGTTTGCAAAGCCTAAAGTCGACGCTTAAACATGTCAAATCGAATAGTATTTATCTGCTTCAAATGAAAAACGGTGGTAAGAGCCTGGCAAGCCTTGCAAGTGATACAACCTTCTCAACAAAACCCTTCACGTTCGACGAGGCAGTAAGCATTCTCAAACAAATCCTGGAGGGTATCCAAATCCTTCACAAAAAAAACTTTGCACATGGAGACTTACATGATAACAATATCACTATCAGCACAACAACCGATAGATCCGGGAATCGGCAGCTAAATGCATACATCATTGATTTTGGGGAGAACATGAAAGACAAAAATATGCAACGAGACATCAGGATGTTTATCACTGTTATCTTATCCAAAGTTCAATCATTATGCGACGACGAAGCCAAGGCAAAAATAACAATCATTGGTTCGTATATACGAAGCAATTCCATAATGAACAAAATTATAATGGACTTCCTTCCAAAGGTTAGTGCAAACGAAGTTAACACGTTGATTTCTATTCTGAATGAAACAACAGAAGGTATCCGTTTGGGAAAAATCACAAAGATCCTATCACCTGTACGCACCCGGTCTTCGCGTCCTTCGTCGCCTAATCAATCCTCGGCAAAAAAACAATTAATATTCGCAACATCTCCGGAAAAACAATCGCCTACAAAAGGTCGAAAACTACTCTTTTAATCACTGCAGAATGAAGTACTCGGAAGACCGCGAGGTAGGAAGCTTTGAAATTACCTTCATTCTTTGCTCCGGCTCAATCTGTTTGCTAAAGACAAGAAGGTCGTGTTGACCAAACCTGTCCCATACATATGGAGCCGTATCTGTCAAACGATTCAGTCTGGACATTAACTGAAATGCATGATACGTAATAATGAATACGCGTGCATACCCATCGACAAACGTCGACAAGGCAGTTGATAGATGGGTCCCGTGACCCAAGTCATCATCCACGTCCTCTTTTAGTATGCGAACACATGTATGTCCGTCCTCTTCAAGTCCATTGAAAATATCCGCCGCCTCGGATTCCGTCTTGGTCACAATGACCGTTTTGTAAATGGACATGGTCTCATAAGTTTCTTTTAATTTTTCCAAGCTTGAAGCTCCATTCAACACGTAGATGTCCGTGATAGACTGTGAACGCGACGTTTGCATTTAAGAAATATTTCGTCTGTATACATATAGATGTGGACACATCCTTACATCATTTTTTACTAAAATGGAGTTCGTTGTTGTACCACAGGAAGCCTTCTTTAAGGCACGTATTGATGAAGTCCTTCTCCAACAGTTTCAAACCATTGCCATTAAACTGAAAAAAGACTTCGCTTGTTTTTCGGTTGAAGAAGATCATAGGAATAGCAGTCATCGGGCACACGAAGCTGATGGTACCGGAGATGACCGTGGAGGTAGAAGAGACCGAGGTTGGAAACACGGCATTACAAGACAAGGTCCAAGAAATCACAATCACAATCACAATCACAATTATAATCACCATACCGCTATAGACTCTACATCGACAACCACTGCTACCAGACCCAGGATAGGATTGCAAGAGATGTCGACGGATATGATTCTACAACGTGATATCAACAGCTTGTTGAATAAACTAACCGATCAAAACGAGTCTGTCATTATTCCAAAGATTTTGAAACATGTCACTGACACGGGAGTTGCATCGATTCACATGGTTGTAAGTAGCGTCTGGAAAATGTCAAAGCTTAGCCCGAAGTATCAAGTATACTATGTGGAGCTTCTTAACCAGATATCAAATATTCAAGATGGAGTCTTCCGTGATCTTGTGAAGGATGGTATAAAAGGAATATGGTCAACATACATGAGCGAACGGGGCTGGTTAATTCCAACGGAGCTAGTTACTAATGGAGAAACAGAGTCGGAGGACGAGTTTTGTGGATATGTTGCGTGGAAGAAACAAGCCGTTGCCATCATTGAACTGTGGTGTAAGCTTTGTATCGGTGGCAAATGTGCCCCTCTAAGTCATGCAGACATCAAACAATTATGGAGTCAAATAACAAATGAAATTGACAAGAATTGGGCGCTACAAAACATGAAAATGGTCGATTCATTACTTGAGCTTATCATGACTATGTTGCAACAGCTACACTTCCTAAACAACAACGTCAACAAAGAAAAGGTCGGTTCATGGCAAACGCGAGCAACGGTTGGTAATACGGCTAATTTGGTAATACCGGGAGCCATGCGGTTCCGTTTAATGGATATTCTTGAACTTTTACGCACAACAAAGACCAAAAATATTAAAAAAGGATTAGTGTATAAAGATTCCTTCTTTTCAAAAGCAAAACATGACGGCAGTAGCAACAGATTTTAAACAGAAGATCATTGAGGAGCTGGATGTGCTTCGCAAGTTTGAAGTTCAGCAAAAAAATGTGTTTAAAGCGCGCGCATATGTAAAAGCCATACAGAGCCTTCAAGCTCATATCGGACCCATTGTGCAAGCCGATGACATAAAGGGCATTGAGGGAATCGGTGAGAAGACACGAGTGAAAATCATCGAGATCATCCAAACGGGACACCTGCAGAGAGCGGATGTTATCCGTGAGGATACGGGCGTAAATGCTCGCGAGGAGCTTCTCAAAGTCTATGGAATCGGTCCAGCAAAGGCAAATGAGCTGGTGGAGATGGGAATCAAGACCATTGATGCGCTCAAGAACGCCGTGAAGGCGAACCCAGAGCTACTGCACGACAAGCAGAAGATTGGTCTATTGTACGTCGATGATATAAACCTTCGGATCCCCAGGGACGAGATGCTAAAGCATGAAAAGCGAATTCAAAAGATGGTGACCGAGACAGACCCGCGATTCCATATGCAAGTAGTCGGTAGCTACCGCCGCAAAGCAGAAAACAGTGGTGATATTGATGTACTTCTCACAATGCCACCAGAGGTTTCATTGGAACAAGGAACAGTTGCATTTGGACAACTTGTGCAAAACATGCTAAAGAAACGCAGGGGAACAGGTGCTTACCTGATTGAGACATTGGCTATCGGGGACAAAAAGTGCATGGGAATCTGCAAACTAAACACAAAGGAAGGTACCAAGGCAAGGCGTCTAGACCTTCTCTTCCTACCTGCGGAGGAATATGCTTATGGTGTGCTGTACTTTACTGGATCCGGACCCTTCAATATTGGTATGCGTCGGTACGCTTTGGATAAAGGTTATACTCTTAACGAACATCGATTAAAGCCTGTTCGCGATGGAGTGGAGGAGCCTCCTCTTATGTCCACCGAAGAGGACATCTTCCGTTTCTTAGGACTCCAATATATAACACCCCAAAAAAGAGAAACAGCTAATGACGCTCAGCCTGTTTAATTTCTTCTTACTCAAGTCCACCGAAAAGTAAAATATAAAAATGTTTCCATTATTTTCTCAGTATAGTAGTAGCAAAGAAGGAACTCCAATGTTTGCAAAGCTTTTGTCCGTAGTCTTACGATCCGTCGTTCTAGTCCTCAACGCAGTTTGCCTGAGTTATATCTACAAACTGGAGAAAACCGGCTGCCCCTGTGCCGCAAGCCCTTACCGTAACTTCCTGAAGGGTTACATGATCTTCGCCATCGCATACTTGGTGCTGATGATCCTGTTGACGGGAGCGTTCGCCAAGGGAGGAGTAGCCCAAGTGGTGATCGATGTGCTGTTCACCCTGGCTACCGTGGTGTTCTTCATCCTGGCGATCGTGTATATCCGTCGTCTGGTGCAGGAGAAATGTGCTTGCTCGGAAGATGTTCGCCGGGAAGTCCTCTTCTACTGGTCCATTATCCAGCTGTCTTTGATGGGCATCGTTATCATCTTGCCTCTGGTCCTAACCATCGTTCTGGGGGCTTTTGGCATCGTGCAGACAAACTTCAATGGCAAGAAGCTGATGAGCTATGAGCGCAAGGCTTCCAGCATCATCACTGACCCGATCGCCTCGTTCAAGAAGGTCCCGGGAACATTGAAAGGACAGTTCCGTCGTGTTTCTAAATAAACTTTTTGTTTCTAAGTAGTCTTCTTTTTACAACTTCAATTGGTGTATACACTTTGTTTTCGTCAAAAAGATCTGATTGTGTTGTAAATCATTATTATTTATTGGACATTATTAGGTGAAGATAATGGGGACTAAATCTTCGGGACTAAATGAAGTGGCTTGTATTCGACAGGTTGCAAACTGGTCGAAGCTGCTTCCACAACACAAATTCGACAAACCAACTTTTAATGCAATTGAAATAAAAGAACAACTCTCAATACTCTCTCCAAAGTTAGACCAGATGTTGAAAAAGATTCAAGAGTTTGATACAGCGGATTTTAACAAGTATGGAAAAACATTCAAACACGTTATTTATTCCGATCTAAAAACATACGGCTTTGGTGCAAAGGCGATTGCAGCTGCGTTGTCGAGCCACGGCTACAAGCACGCATACGACAAAACGATGAAGTTGGACGCTGAGGTTGAGTCAGGCAAAAATAGTTTCGCTGTGTTGTGCTCGACACCCATATATGATAAGCCGATTGGTGTAAAGTTTCGAAATTCGCTACTTTCGTTGTTCAACTCTCGTCCAGACAATGTCTATGGTGATCGCATTCGGTTTCTAGTTATTGATCAAGGGTACCGCGAAGGTATCGATGTTTTTGATATTAAATACATCCATTTATTGGAACCATCTGTAAGCGAATCAGATAAAAAACAAGTGGTTGGTCGCGGAACCAGATTCTGTGGTCAAAAAGGTCTGCACTTCAACCCCACAAAAGGCTGGAGGCTGCATGTTATTCAGTATGACCAGACGTTACCAGAGACCATTGCCGACGAATTCGGGGCAGACACACTCTCATCTCTGTACCTGAAGGAGTTGAATATAGACATGTCTATGGTGCTTGCCGCCAGTGCCTTTGAGCAGATTGCAAAGTTTGGAGCCGTTGACAATGCATTGACACAGGAGCTTCATCGAGAAACGGTACATCCCGGAGAGCAAATGTTGTTTGTACCACCTGCGAGAAAGATCATACCTCCCGTGTACACGAAAAGGGGGCGGACTGTAAGTGCATTTGGACGAAAATATTTCGCGGATCAAAAGCCAAGTTGTATCGAAGGCTGCACAGGCATGTTCTTACCTGTCCCAACAACTATTTTGATGTTTGTCTATATAAAAATCTATGGTCACGAGCACAGTGGTCTCTATCCTATGCGCATGTTGAAACCAAAGTCATTCCTATGCAGTGAGATTAAGACAAACGCAAAGTATTGTGATGAACTAGGCAAGTGCTGGAGAAACCCAGTCACCTATGTGGGTTTTCATTCTGCTACAGTTTTTGACAACATCAAAAAAGGAGAAAAACTCAACGCCGTAAGCGTGCATATGATGTATAAGTACATCCGGTCTGTAATGAAGGAGATACTTATAGTAGCCGAACCAGGTAGTCCTCGCCCGCCTCGGGAAACCATGGGTCACTTTGACATGGAACATTTTATTAGAAAGAACTTCTCGAAGTATGTTTGGCCAAAAATGAAAGTGGAAAATCTATGCATTGAACCGCTGGCGCGCACAGGTGGTTCTTCTGTCGTTGAATTTTCACCCACACAAAACTTTGTGCGACAATACTTTCAATCTTCATCTATATACAAGGGCATGCTGCTGTGGCATAGTGTAGGTACTGGAAAAACGTGCACAGCCATTGCCACGGCAACAACCTCTTTTGAGAAAGAAGGGTACACTATCTTGTGGGTGACGCGGCACACACTAAAAGCAGACATATGGAAAAACATGTTTGATAGTGTTTGCAGTCTGGTGCTACAAGAACGATTGAAAACAGAGGAAGGCTTTACGATACCGAGGGATCCAAAAGCAAAGATGCGTCTTCTATCCAATGCATGGATGCCCCCGATGTCTTATAAACAATTCAGCAATATGCTAGCGGGTAAAAACGCCCTGCATAAAATGTTGGTTGACCGGAATGGGAAGGACGACCCGCTGAAAAAGACACTAGTCATCATCGACGAAGCCCACAAGCTTTTCGCCAGTGACATGGTCGGTAATGAGAAGCCGGATGTCGAGTTGTTGAAGCGAATGATCCATAAATCCTACGCCATGTCTGGAGAAAGCTCTACAAGATTGTTGTTGCTTACTGCTACGCCCTACAGCACAAATCCGATAGATCTGGTGCGCTTATTGAACTTGCTGAGACCAACGTCGGATCAATTGCCCGAACTCTTTAAAGTGTTCAAGGATGAGTTTATGACAAATGACGGTGCCTTTACAAAGGAGGGTAGTGAGTCGTTCCTACATAAAATAAGTGGATACGTCTCATACTTAAACAGGGGTCGCGACATTCGTCAATTTGCTCAGCCTGTATTCACCACCGTTACAGTGCCTTTAAGCGAAAATCTCGGTCCAAAAACAACGGAAGATGTACAAAAAGTAGACGCAGCGATTACAGAATTACACGACCTTATTGGAAAGTTGGGGACTAGTCGAAAGAAAGAGGTTGTCGAGGAGCGAAAGGACCTGAAGGAAAAGGCAAATATGCTCAAGAAACAAAAAAAAGCTTTTCAATTGAAGTTGGATAATGAGATCAAAAATGATCTCAGTGGCGAAACAGCTTTGAGAAGTTGCATGGAAAAGAGCAAAAAAAGAAATTAAATGCGGCAATGCATGTCAACAAAAATTGGTTCGTATATGTTTCACTTACGTTTTTTGTAGTAAACATTATTTATAAGGTAAGAGTTCGTTTTCCTGCTCTTGAACGGGGAGTTCTTTTTTCATTTATCAACAGACCATTTAGATCGGTTGTTTCTTCAATAATAGACGCAATGTCTTCGTCGGACACGGACATAGTTTCCATACGGTTGGATGTGGACGATGGACGAGAAACCATGTCACCGTGGACTGCGGCAATCACACTCTCAATGTCGCCTGGTCCAGACATCTTTGTCTGACCGCCCTGTCCATGTGGACCTCTCCTTTGCTGCTGCTGCTGCTGCTGTGGCTGTTGCGACGATCGCTGGACATTTTGCATGTTATGTGCATTAAACTGGGGTGGTTGCGAAGGCTGCGAGTTGCCGAGTCCACCGAACATACTTCCTATCATTCCAAACAAGCCACCACCACCGCCGCCGCTGCCGCCTCCACCTCCGCCACTTGACGGCTGCTGCTGCTGCTGCTGCTGCTGTTGCTGTTGCTGTTGCTGTTGCAATCCCTGCCCCGCGCGATTTGCGGCTGCCTGTTGGAACTGTCGCATGAGGGCTGGGTCCGACCGCAGTACATCTTCCACTCCTGGCAGCGGCTGACTCTTAAACATACTGTTGGTCAAATGGTACATAAAAGCGCTGCCGCTTAGACTCATCATAAGACGAAGCTCAGGCGCCATTTTCTTACCAGTTGATTTGTATTTGTCGTGCAGCTCTTCAAATATATCGTCATGATCGGAGATGTTGTCGTGTACCGTCTCCGACCAACCATCCAAGCGAATCGCGAAAGGGTCGAACCGATCATTCAAAAACTCGATACTAGTGATGCACGCCATCAACATCTTGCGCTGAAACCGTACACTCGAGTCCACCTCGCGCTCGCGTTTAATGCGATCATACTCCGTTCGCATTTCTTCGATGTCGCTTTGCAAGGAAAAATCACGAGGAAGGGGATAGCCCTTATCCTTCAGGCGCTGCATCTGATACAAGATTTCTCTCTTCTCATTCATCTGTGATTCAAGACGATCTTTCTCTGCTTTCAACCTCTGTTGCATCATATCATTGTCCATGTAATCGTCATCATCTTCGTAGCCGCCTCCACCGCCACCGCCACCACCCGACCTACCTCCTCGTCCATCTCCGCGAGGACGAGACTTGTGTTCATAGTAATCATCGTCGTCGTCAATCTCATCCGAGTACTCTGACCCATTGGGACTTGCAGAAGGTGAAGAGTGAATGGACATCATATCAGCACTAACTTTCTTTTTGTTCATGAGCATATCGGTTCCAAGCGATGGACCGGATACACCGGTAGGAGGAGTAAAACGGGGGAAAGGACGACTCGGTTCTACGTCAATAATCTCATTGTCTTCATCTGAATATACAGATATAGAAGCTTCGGATCCAGGCATTCGTTTATAAAAGTTAGATAAGTAGCTTTGCTACTGCATGCTTATATAGGTTTTTATGCCTATTGAACGCAGTACAAAAAATAGGTATAGGGAGAAAGAACGGAAGGGGTTTATTTTTTAGTGTGCTTCACCTTCTTCGCCTTCCCGCCTGATACGAAGGTTTCCTTCTTGGCTCCTTGAAGAACCATGATCAGATAGACAATCAAACCAAACACAAGGGAATGCAGTAGCAATCCAGACACGGTCGGGCAACCACTATTGGCAACAACAAATAGCTTCCCCAGGATTCGCTGCATAAACTGGTACAAGGGAGGAGACGAAATGATAAAGAACAGTAAGGCAGATTGAAGCGAGTAAAATATACGAGGATCGATCATAATAAGGATATACTATAGTGCAATATTTAATCTACAAGTGTTCGAGTGGAATTGCCGACTTGAGCTTCCGCACCGCATACTTGTTAGGAAAGTAGCGATTCACCCAACTCATGGCTTGCAGAAGACTGTCGCATATATCGTCTTGCTTTGAATAGCTCGAAAGAGTCTTCATCAGGTGTGGGTCATCCTGACAGTATACGTTGCAGTATTGAACCGCCATCTGTTTCAACCTCTGGTAGCCTTCTACCTTGTCGGGAAGTGGTGGAATGGTGATAGAATGTCCCTTGAGCTTGGAGGTTGCCGAACAGTTGGCTACGTTCCTGCACACATCGTTCCGGAAGCCACGAAGAGCAAAATAGGAATAGATCATCATTTGCACAGATTTCATCGTCGGGTTTTTGTGAACAGGTTGATTTTCGACCAGTGCAAAATCAATGACAGACAACTTATGCACTACCTGACATTCTAAGACTAGGCTATCGAGAGCCTGGAAAAGTCTGGGGTACAAGTCTTCTAGGGCAGGGACAGCCGCACCAGGATCCACCACCGAAATAACACGCCACACATGCACTTTTGTTTCTGTTGCTGATAAAGTCAACACACATACCGCCAGATTTTTTACACCGATATCGAATGATATAACTGTCATTGGTTCAATTTGAATGACTTGGTTCTTCTTAGCATGAATGTGAATCGTTGGTTCTGGTTCAATTACGGCGCCGGTGGTGTCGGTGCTGCCGGTGCTGCCGGTGCTGCCGCTTGCTTGTTCCATGCAACCTTCTGTAGATGAGATACGTTACTTGGTGTAAACTTTCTTAAATGTATTTTTTCTATCACTTCAATCAGCGTTTTCCAAAAACGATCTCGCACGAATACACGATTAAACATAAGAACTGCCTTGCATCGCTTCGACATCCACGAAAACTGCTTGGCAACATGCAAAATCGGGTCCGCTCCATCCGCGGGGGCTTCTTTTAAGATGTACGGACACAAGACACCTTCGTTTGCAAACTGCAATAGCTGCTGGCGTATGACAGGATTTGCCAGTTGTTCTTTGGTGAGGTCATCTGTTATGTCTTCAAAATGATGGTAGTCGTACGCTGGACACAACAGTAGGTGGTCTTGATAATCATTCCACACTGCATTATCGTCCACAATGATTAAATGATCCTTCAATACTTTTTCCTTCTCGATCTTTGTCAACACTCTCCTCTTTGTAGCCAACCGCCATATTTTCGGCAAAATACGACCAACTGATTTACGAAAGGACCCTCCAATGTTCATACAGTCATCTCGAGTGAAAACAGCGTCTGGGTGAAAATCCATCGTTTGTTGAAGCCACGAGATTTCCAAGTTAGCCCATTTGCGCTCCGATGCGGTAAACACACAAATAATAACCCAGGGAAACATGCGCTTCATCATCGTAATGAAGTGAGAAAATCCCGGTCGTACTAGGAGTCGGTTCATTTTATAGGCATCCGGAACTTTTTTCATTGCTTTTGTTTTGACGCCTAGCTTTTGTAATTTTTCCTGTATACTGTACCGAGCCACTTGATACTCTACGTTGCCGATGATGGTCTGGTCTAGATCTAAAATAATAATGGTGGGCAACAACGACGACGACGGAGCTTGAGGAAAGGGGTGGTTGACGTCCCCTGGAGGTTGGTTCATTATACACTATTATATGGAAACATACATAATATTCATAAAAAAGTAAAAAGCTGAAAGTAAAAAGCTGAAAGTGAAAAGGATTAGGGGAAAGGACTAGACTAATCCTAATCCTAATCGCGAGTTAGCTTAGCCAGAGCAAGATTCACAACCGGGGTTGTCCCGCATGCACATGGGTACGCTTTCATCTTGTTCAGTGGCGGTCACTGTCGCGGCGATGGCGGGTTTCACCATATTGTTTGTAGATAGAACAGTTGGCTCAATCGAGAAAGCAGCGGTGCGCGCTTTGGGTCGAGTGCGCAAATAATACATCCCTGTCTTCAGTCCCTGTTTCCAAGCGTAAAAGTGCATGTTGGTTAGCTTCTTAAAGTCGGGGTCTTCCACAAACAGATTCAGGCTCTGGCTCTGGCACACAAAGGCACCCCTGTCTGCCGACTGATCAATGATAACCTTCTGTTTGATCTCCCACACGGTCTTGAAAAGAGCCTTGATGTCGTCTGGGATTTTCTTGATGTCTTGGACGCTTCCGTTGGCAAGCAAGATCTGGTTCTTCACCTCTTTGTTCCAAAGACCCAACGCAAGTAGGTCAGCCACCAAGTACTTGTTGATGAGAACAAACTCACCAGCCAGAGTACGTCGCTGGTAAATGTTGCTGGTGAACGCCTCAAAAGCCTCATTGTTGCCAAGAATCTGCGACGTCGACGCTGTGGGCATAGGGGCAAGCAGAAGCGAGTTTCGAATGCCGTAGGTTTTGATGTCCTTCTTCAGATAAGCCCAATCCCATAGCCCAGTCGGCTGCACACCCTCCCAGAGGTCGTACTGCAACAGCCCTTGCGATGCAGGGGATCCTTCAAAGGTGGCGTACGCCCCTCGGTAGGTTTTCAAGGCGGCTTCTTCTTCTGTAAGACGCAGATGAACGCGAAGTTCTGCCTTTCGCTCGACAGTGGTTGCACCCAGTTCCAGTTCCTCAATAAGCTCTTGGCGCTTTCTGGAAATGGCACATGAAGCAGTCAAGCCACCATGATAAATGGTCTCGAAAATCTGCTTGTTCAACAGAGCGGCTTCGGGGCTGTCAAAAGGCAGCCGCATCTTCACGTAAGCGTCCGCCAGTCCTTGCACACCCATTCCAATCGGGCGATGACGGTAGTTGGACATACTTGTTTCGGGAGTAGGATAGAAGTTCTTGTCAATGACTTTGTTTAGGTTCTTTGTTAGCACCTCAGCGACTTCGTGAAGACGCTTGAAGTTGTAGAAAGGCTTGGACTCTGCATTCATTTCCACAAAGGTACCGAGCGAAATCGATCCCAAGTTGCACACCGCCGTTTCTTTGCAGTCGGAGTACTCGATGATCTCAGAGCACAAGTTGCTGGACTTGATGGTGCCGATGTTCTTTTGATTGCTTTTTTTATTGGCGGCATCCTTGTACACCAAGTACGGAGTACCCGTCTCGATCTGACTCTTCAAGATACCGAGCCAAATCTGCTGCGCCTTTACCTTTTTCCTGAATCGACCCTCTTTCTCATATTTCGTATATAGCTCTTCAAACTCCTTCCCATAGACATCCGCAAGTCCAGGGCACTCATCTGGGCACATGAGATGCCACTCTCCATCCTCCTCCACGCGCTGCATAAACAGATCGTTCATCCACATCGCCGTAAAGAGATCCAGGCACCTCTCCTCAGGATTGCCCTGGTTCTTACGAAGCTCCAAGAACGACTCCATATCGGCGTGCCAAGGCTCCAGGTACACGGCAATGGAACCGTTCCTCTTGCTTCCTTGGTTGATGTAGCGAGCCGTGTTGTTGTACACACGAAGCATGGGAACAATACCCGTGCTTGTTCCATTGGTTCCGCGGATGCGGCTGCCCCTGGAACGCACGTTGCTCACATGGATACCGATGCCTCCCGAGTACTTGCTGATATGGGCGCAATCGGTAATCGTCTTGAAGATACCATCTACACTGTCGTCCGTCCCCAAGAGGTAGCACGAGCTCATCTGGGCTCGCGGTGTCCCGGCGTTGAAGAGGGTAGGGGTGGCGTGGGTAAACTCCTTTCGGCTCATGCGGTCGTAGGTGTCGATGGCTTCCTTGATGTCGTTTCCGTGAATGCCAATTGCAACACGCATCCACATATGTTGTGGACGCTCGACGATCTTGTTGCCCGATTTCAGCAAGTAGCTGCGCTCCAGCGTCTTGAAACCGAAGTAGTCGAAGAAGAAGTCGCGATCATAATCAATGACCGAATTCAACTTTCCTTGGTGGGCTTTCACCACATTATATAACTCCTCCGAAACAAGGGGCATGGGTACGCCGTGAACGTCTTTTGTTTCATACAGGATGGAGACTGTCTCGCTAAAGGACGGAGACGTGTTTTTTTGATGATTGCTTACAATGATACGAGATGCCAATGTCCCATAGTCGGGGTGGTCCGTGATGAGGGAACTGCACAACTGGGCAGCTAGCTCATCCAGCTCCGACGTCTTCACACCGTCATAAATACGACTACATACCTTGAGAGCAATGCTATCAGCATCCACTCCCTCCAAATCATCGCAGAACAGTCTAATTCGGCGCAACACTTTATCGAATGAAATTGCCTCGTAGGAACCATCGCGCTTTTGGACTCTCATTCTTCTCTCTGAATTATGTATTGTAAAATAACTTTAAGCCTTGGTTGATTCATAAGTACTTAAGGAGGGAGATGAAGGGGGTGTTTTACCTAGTTTGTTTGGCAAATCCTCATCCTGAAAAAATGATCTTATAACTTTCACATGAGTCCACATAAATAACAACAACCAATGTATAACCACACAAACCTACTTATTACAAACAGAGACAGTATGTCTTATGGAAAAACAACATCAGGCGTTAACTACCTCGCTGCTGAATGGTACATCATGGCGTATAGTGCCATCCTGCTTACATATGCCATCTACACTGCAATGACTAAGATTGATGCACGTGTGAAGACGTTGGAAGAACAAATCAAGAAGATGCTGTCTACAAATGAGGAGATATTCAAAATCTGCTATGATTCAAATGAAATCACTTTGCAATTAATGAAAATGCAATCTCTCATGAAAGTGGTACAAGAGGAACACCAGGACGCTATTCAAGACTCTGTTCAAGGCAAACTAACTCACCTTTGCGATGATACATATGTTTATGCAACAAGACTATCTATGGATGTAGTGCTCTTGGACATATTCTCTCGTGATAGGGAGTGTTATCATCGTTTGATTTCCGTTCGAAACACCATTATTGGCAGCCATGTTCTCTGGCACGAATCAGTTTCAGATGAACTGATGTGTGAATTGAATAGGTTTGTTCAAGAGGATTTGTAGAAAAACATGTATGTTATGAAAAGTAAAAAACAATATGCCGCTCCGCTTAGCTTGACGGTTTTTTTCCACAAGCACTCGACCACGAGACTCCACATTGATTCACATATTCACATGCTAGTTTTGTTGGTGCATCTGGATAGTTTTTGTCTGAATAATACTGCAATAGATCGGGATACATTGCATTACATGTCATCTTCCCACCCCCTATTTTCGATGATATAAATTGTAAGTCAGTTGTTACATAATTCTCATCTGTTTGGTCAACATATGTATATGTGTTCTTGTCTTTTGTGCCACTGTATGCTAAACTAGCGCTTTCAGCAGCTCGGTTCAAGTTGACTAAACTAGAATCTGGAACGCATTTATATTTCATAAGAATGGCGTCATTGGGATCGACATTGGCTGATTGCAGCGCTGTTTCTTCCACCGCTTTCCAGTAGTCAGGGCAGGCGAATTTAGATACGTTTTCTTTCACAGTTGGTTTATACGCCAATACCATAGCCACCAATGCAAGTATGATAAATATCATACCGACAATTAATACTAGCGTAAAGGCAAACAGCTTATCTCCAAATAGTAACCTCCCAGTAGGAGTTAATAACGCAAACAACAAGATTGTTAGCGCCAAAACACCATAGACGACTGCAACCACAATCGTGCCTTTAAACAACTTTTTGCGCTGTATGATATAACTCGCTTGCTCCGCGGTGTTCAAGTTCAAAGAAGTAATATCGTCTTGATTGACTATAAGAGACATGTTATTGTTCTGTCCTATCCTGCTATAGTCATTAGATATTTATAGTTTCATGATTTCAAGTTGCCTTGATCCTTTGCTTGATATGATAGGTGACCTATCCATTGGAACTGGAAGGGTGCTTGCATCTTTACGGTACTTATCGTATTGGCTCACATTGCCGAGAACATCAGGAACTGCCCAGTTCAACACAAGCTGATTTAAATCGCGAACCTGTCCAACGATGTTGGTTGGTTGATTTTTAGAGTTCTGGTAGTAGACAGATCGCATAACTATTTTCAGCTCAGAGTCCGACTGTCGTCCCACAGTATATTTTCCTTGGCTTTCCACATATACACGGTACCGAATTCCTTGCTGAAGGGCTTCAATGTTGTTGGATGAAAAAAACAGCTTACCTACTTCCGTCAAAGCGAGCTGTCCCAGAGTCGCTTCATTCTGGAATGTAGAGTTGTTCATCGGTACTCCAACTTGGTAGTTGGCGATCTTCATTTGAGGAAAAGGCGACAACAGATCCACTCTTCCATTCACGGCGCCACGAGAGCTTGTTCCGTTCAGTCTTGCAAACGCATCGCCTACATTGGCAAAGTTGGGTGTACTCATGGTTCGTTATCTCTTATACTTATTTATATTTTTTTATTCAGGTTCAAGATGCATGGCAGACAATTGTAGGTAATTTTTGCTGAAAACTTTGACAATACAAGAAAACTTTTTTCTACAAATTTTGATTATCTTAAAAAAATCGCGCGCGGAAACTTCGGTGAATCGGTGCAGCACCGGTGCACATTTTACATTATGGTCATACGTTCGAAACAAATATATTTTTTTCTACACCATATACAATGACAACACCAGAAGCACCGAAAATACATTGTGAGATGTGTAGCAGCACGTTCACAAGACATAGTAGCCTCTTACGACATATGGAAAGAAAACATGCTATAGATGATACTATAGATATAATACAAAATACTAAAAATAAAGGTAATATTACTAATAATACAGGTAATACAACTAATAACACAGGTAATATTACTAATAATACAGGTAATACAACTAATAATACAGGTAAACACGATGGTATAGCTGGATGCAACAATCTATGTGACATGTGCAACAAAGAATTTACAAGAACGTGGTACCTGAGAAAACACTTGGATTGTTGCAGGGGGGTGAAGAATCCATTACAATGTGAGTATTGCAAAAAACATTTTTTACACAAAGACTCACGTTTCAAGCATTACAAAGTTTGCAAAACAAAAAAAGAAATAGACTCAATGGCACTCGTTCCTGTAGCAGATCCTTCTGATGTTGTACAGCCAACAACGATAAATAATAATATAGAAACTCAAAATATCCAAACACAACAGAACATCCAAAATCAGAACAACAACCAAAATGTTATCATCGTGTACAATCCAGGAAGCACCGAATTCAAAACTGACCATCTCAAGGCAGATGACTTGCAAAAAATACTACAACTAGCAACGCCCTTCGTAAACAGCAACGCCGTTCGAGAATACACACGGCAGATTATGTCACATCCAGAAAACCAGTGCATAAAAAAAGAAGACTTGAAGTCAGGTCATTCCGAGGTTCATTTAGGGGACAATCAATGGGAACTAGAACTAGATCGAGATATTTATCCGAAGCTCGCCAGCAACATGGCCAATAGCATGTCCGACTTCCTGTATACAAAGAGAGACCAATTAAGAAGAGAAATGTTTGATAAGCTTACAAAGTTCGTAGACCATATGGCAGACGAAGGCTACATCAACACAGACGACGCAGAAAAACATAAAGAGATGAAAAAGGAATACAAAACATTTGTAAAGGGACTGAAGCTCATTGTTTTTGGAGCTACACGAGCAAGAAAATGATAAACCAATTATCTTACATTATAGTAGTTAGGCAAAATGAGCGGACCTTATGTCACATCTATGATGAAACATAACAATTTTCAAGCGGAAGATAACCAGGTACTGTCCGTGTTGAAGGAGCATTTACAGGACGATGTGAAAGCCATGGTGGCGCTGGCTGAGAACCAGGCAAGGAAGGACGAGTCAAAAACAGTTCAAGTGAAACATGTCACATCGGCACTGTCAACAAACTTCAAACGAATGAAGACCATGGGCGGCAACGAAACATCTTTGTCTAGTGAATATTTTGGTCTAGACAGTGGTTCGTATAGTACAAATAACACTGAATCGGGAAGTACAGAAATCATCGACTTCGATAATCTCGTAGCTTGCTCGGGTCTCGCTGAAACTATACTAACTGGAGGAGCCAAAAAAGGAAAAGCGCGACGGGTGCTGAAGGGGGGACACGTAGCCATGCCAGGTGAATACTTTGGTTTAGAGAGTGGTTTATACGGATCGGACGCAGGTGCTGGTGCTGGTGCCAATACAATTGACTTCGCCAATGGACTCGCTCGCTCTGCAATCGGAGTACAGGTTTTGATGGGTGGCGCACATCTCCCGGATATGCCCAAATCGTTCATTCGCTCCATGTTTTCATTGCGTGTAGCTCCCTTGGCTGTCGAGAAGCTACAGTACATGATCCAATGTCATGTGCGAGTTATGGTCAAGGACTTGCGTGGAAAGTCTAAAGGACCAATCGTCTTGACAGAAAAGAAGGTTGCAAGGATCCTTGGTATGAAACGTCATTCGTTTCTATGTGCGACTGCTAGCCGGGTTTAGATAGCCAGCAGAAGGTAGAAGTGATGGTAATTTGTTTTTAGTAATAAGCATTCGGTAAAAAATGACGAAACTACTTTATATTCTTCTTTCACCAATTAAAGCTCAAATATTATCAATCCCGTCGACAAACCTATCTAAAGCTATCAATACACTATTTACAACAACATGGCTCTCCTAAAAGTGAACAAGGCTCTCTCCGTCCTCATCGAGGAAACCACGCTGCGCACGATCGACGACGTCGTCACCTACCTCGGCTCCAAGATTGAGATGGACGACGAGATGAAGGGCTTCTTCGAGTCCTTCAAGGTGGCTGTGAAGGAAAAGATGACTGCCGAGGCAGCAGCCATTGCGAAAGGCAGCAAGAGAAAGCGTGGAAAGAAGGACGGAAACACTTCCTCTGGTGAAGAAAAGCAAAAGCGTGCTCCCTCCGCCTACAACTTGTACGTCCAAGAGAAGATGGCAGAGTACAAGCTTGCCGACGAGACGATGTCTGCCAAGGATCGAATGACCAAGGCGTCGGGTCAATGGAAGATGGACAAGGAGAAGAAGAACACAGGAGCCAAGTAAATCAACTAGAGATATCTAAACATGTAAAACAAACTATAAAACAACACAAACCCTAGGTTTTTTTGTTGATCTGACCTTTCGATTTTTGTCTTTTTTTGTCTGGTATTGTGTGTCGCCCTCCGTTCATTTTATCAGGATCATTGAAAATAGCACGTTTTACGTTTATCTTCATATTCTATGCTATTTCTGTATCTTCTAAGACAACATACATCTTAACCGATATAAGAGTACCATCGTATTCTAGTTCAATTATGAAGTATAGGATTTTGTGGTGTCATTCGGCCACATTTGAACAAGAATGGATTACAAAACTACTTGAAGGTATTGATTACGAACTAATCCAAGGAACCGACACTTCGTTGTTACCATTGGCATTGCCCCTTCCGGATGTACTCATTGTTAACTCCTCCGTTGATTACGAAGCACTTTGTGCCCATATGGCAACAGCAGACGCGGACCATCCATTTGGAGTGATACACCTGTCCGATGAGACTCTCGGGAACAGCATGAACTATTTGAACCTGCCTTCGTGTCGGTTTGCATTTAGAAACTATTGGCACCCGGTCCATTCACTACATCCCAAAGTAACGACCTTCGGATTAGGTTGGAAGAAAGGCTTTGCCGCACAGACCTACCTGGTGCCAAAGATTCACGCATGGTCCTTCGCCGGATGCATCCATCACGAGACTCGTAAAAATACAATCCTTGCTTTCAAAGAAGTAACACCAAATGCGGTTCGGTTCATTTCGAGCTTCAACTCCGCAGACGGACTTGACGTAGACACGTATAGAAGCTTGGTGTCAAGTAGCATGTTTGTCCCGTGTCCAATCGGACATGGCAACATTGATAGCTTTCGTCTGTATGAAGTGTTAGAAGGAGGAGCTATCCCAATTGCTGTTCGCAGCACATCGGCGCAACCATGTAATCCATCGTATTGGTCCTTGCTATTTGATGAGGTTGTACCGTTTCCTATGGTACACCGAGAAGAAGATTGGAATAACGCGGCGGATCTAGTACAGAAAATGTGGAATAATCCAGACGCATACAAGGAGCTGTTATCTGATGTGCAACAGTTTTGGTCACGTGCAAAGAAGAAGTGGAACAGTCAACTGATTACAAGTATTGGTGCGTTACGTAGTTACAGCAATTAACAATTTAAATTTCCGATTGGAATCGAACCGTAAAGAGGCTGTATAGCGGATAGACTGCAATGCTTTCGCATCACAGCCCTCCGCCTTCGGCTCGCCTTGTCAGTATAGTCTCAATGCCCTCACAGGCTTGGGGACTATACCAGAGTTGCGAGCCAAACTTTGGGGTCGGCACGTGCCACTTTTGAAGCATCGTAGGATGTTCAAGGCTGCATTCATGTCCCTGTTCAGGAAAGTGCGACAATTGGTGGAACAACACCATCGCAGTCCCCTGACTTCCCGTGCATCCTTCATGACGGGACAGAGACGCTCATTACAGCAGTGGCAAACTTTGGTTGTATTGTACTCATCCACGAAGACGGTGGGGAAGTGCTTGGCACACCTCCTGTTGACAGATGTAGTGGGAGCAGACAACTCGTTTTTGTTATTGGGATTGAACTTGGCAGCACCATAGGCAATCACAGGCTTCACCTCCCCGCTCATGGTCTGGAAGAAGGTGTCCAGTGTCTTGCGCTTGAGGCAATAGACACGGAAACGCTCCCGCCCCCACTTCTTGGCGGTCAAATGATGGACTCTTACCACCTCCGCAAACTTCTCGAGTGACATGTTCATTAGCTTGGAATGAGTAAATGCAGTTCTACAAGCCTAAGAACGACACGTTGGTAAAAACCGCAACTATGCCGATTGATTACACCTAAAAGTCTTCTTTTTCCAACTATATTGTCCACAAAAATTGACATAAGGACATTTCTTTTTGTTATTCTCAAGTCAGATACAACGTTAATAAAATGGCACAGAAGACTCTCGACGTCAAGTACCAAAAGCACAACCTACGCGACCACATCTATGAGCTTCCCGATACCTATGTGGGGTCAGTCGAGCCGACGCCAATGGACACCTACATTTTCAACGATGAAACCAAAAAGATGACCAAGACGCCCATCACATATGTACCCGGTCTGTACAAGATCTTCGACGAGGTGCTGGTCAATTCCATCGACCATACGATGAGGCTCAAGGCGGAGGCGGCAAAGGGAACGAAGGGCGCTGCCGACATCAAACAAGTCAAAAACATTAAAGTGGATGTAAACAAAGAGACCGGCTACGTCGAGGTGTGGAACGACGGCGATGGTATTGATATTGCCGAGCACCCCGTTCACAAAGTGTATATTCCAGAGATGATCTTTGGAGAGCTCCTGACGTCCACCAACTACGACAAGGAGGAGGAAAAGCTATGGGGTGGTAAAAACGGCTACGGAGCTAAGCTTGCCAACATCTTTTCCAAAGAGTTCATCGTAGAGACCGTGGATCACCGCACAAAGCTCAGCTATGCACAGCGCTTCTTCGACAACATGAAGTCCAAGGAAAAGCCGAAGATCAAAAGCGCCGCCTCCAAGGCTCCCTTCACTCGTATCCGGTTCTTGCCCGATTATGCCCGCTTTGGGATGAAGGGACTGACCGAGGATATGTTCCAACTCTTTCGAAAGAGAGCGTATGATGCATGCGCCACCACCGACGCCAGCGTGAACATCTATTTCAATGGTGAGAAGTTGGAAGCCAAGGACTTTGAGAAGTACGTGGACCTGTACCTTGGTTCCAAGGAGGACCGCCCCCGAGTGTTTGAGGCTTGCAATGACCGCTGGGCAGTCGTCGTCACCGTTTCAGAGAGCTCGTCCTTTGAACAAGTGTCCTTTGTCAACGGCATCTGTACTTTGCGTGGTGGTAAGCACGTGGATCACATTGTCAACCAGGTCACGAAAGGACTCGCCGATTTGATCTCTCAAAAGCAGAAGAAGGATGTCAAGCAGCAGCATCTCAAGGAAAACCTCATGGTCTTTGTAAAAGCCCTTGTCGCCAACCCTGCGTTCGATAGTCAAACCAAGGAAACCTTGACCACGCAAGTTTCGGCTTTCGGTTCCAAGTGTGAGCTCGGCGCCAAGTTTATTGAGAAAGTATTCAAGACAACCGGTATCGTAGAGAAGGCAGTCAGCCTTACCGATTTCCATGACCAGAAGAAACTGGCGAAGACAGACGGCAAAAAACAGACGCGAGTGCTGGTTCCCAAGCTGGATGACGCCAACCACGCCGGTACCAAACATTCAAAGGACTGCACGCTTATCCTGACAGAAGGAGATTCAGCCAAGACCATGGCGATTGCAGGTCTCAGCGTTGTGGGGCGCGACAAGTATGGTGTGTTCCCTTTGCGTGGTAAGATCTTGAATGTGAAGGACGCAGCAGTCAAGAAAATCCTTGAGAACGAGGAGATTACTAACCTGAAGAAGATCTTGGGACTGGAGCAGGGCAAGAACTATGCGGACGTGGGTTCTCTTCGGTATGGGCGCATCATGGTCATGTGTGATCAGGATGTGGATGGCTCGCACATCAAGGGTCTTCTATTCAATGTCTTCCAGAGCCTTTGGTCGTCTCTTTACAAGATGCCTGGATTCATGACCTCTATGTTGACTCCCATCGTAAAGATTACAAACAAACCGACCGGTGTTATAACCCAGTTCTACAACCTGACCGATTACGAGAACTGGAAGACAGAGGTCGAGAAAACTAAAAACGGGCTTCGTCCTTACGCCATCAAGTATTATAAGGGGTTGGGTACTTCGACGGCTGCAGAGGCAAAAGAATACTTCCATGATCTCAAGATCACCACCTATAAATACACCGGCGAAGCATCCGATGAAGGTCTGGATCTTGCTTTCAACAAGAAGCGCGCCGATGATCGCAAGAAGTGGCTCATGAGATATAATCGTGACAATGTACTCGACTACAAGGACCCCAGTGTCCCATATGAGCAGTTTGTCCACAAAGATCTCATCCACTTCTCCAATCGTGATTTGGAGAGGTCGATCAATCACATGTGCGACGGCTTGAAGGAGAGTATGCGCAAGATTGTATTCGGGTGTTTCAAGAGAAAGCTCTTTACGAATGAGATTCGAGTGGCTCAACTGGCTGCGTACATCTCGGAGCACTCCGCCTATCATCACGGGGAGGCGTCGCTACAGCAAGCCATCATCACCATGGCACAGAACTTTGTCGGTTCAAATAACGTGAACCTGTTGTCACCTAATGGGCAGTTTGGAACCCGAATCCAGGGTGGGTCGGACGCAGCTTCGCCCAGGTACATCCACACGGTTCTCACCCCTCTGGCACGCAAGCTCTTCAGGGAGGAGGACGCCGCCATCCTCAAGTACATGGACGACGATGGTATGCAAATTGAGCCAGACTACTACATTCCTGTGTTGCCTTCTGTGCTGATGAATGGGGCGCTGGGCATTGGTACTGGGTTCTCAACAAATGTACCCTGTTTCAATCCCAACGATGTAGCGGCGATTTGCTTGAAGCTGATTGATAATCTGGACAAAGAGTCACCGAACATGACCACTCGAGAGGATCTCGTGACAGCCTCCAGGATTGTAGACATCGCGACGCTACCTGAAATTCACCCATGGTACCTTGGTTTCAAAGGGACGATTACGGCTCACAAAGAAGGCTCTTACCAGTCCACGGGTGTGTGGAAGTGGTTGGATGATCTTACGGTTGAGATCACGGAGCTCCCTGTCGGGACATGGACGGAGGATTACAAGGATTTCCTGATGGGTATCTTGGCGAACGGTTCTACCCTGTTGCGTGATGTTGAAAATCAATACTCGGACAAGACGGCGCGATTCATCTTGCATATGTACCCGGGGGTCCGGGCGAAGATCGAGGGCAAGTTTGCGACGGAGTTCAAGCTGACAACCACCAAGAACATGAGCCTCGGCAACATTCACTTATACAATGACAAGGGCGCAATTCACAAGTTCAAAGATGTGCTAGAAATTGTGCGTATGTGGACGAAAGTGAGGCTAGAGAAGTATTATGAGCGCAAACAGCACATGCTGAAGAAGCTCGCCGGCAAGCTGCAAATGCTGAATGCCAAGTGCCGCTTCATCCAGGACATCATTGACGGGAAGGTGCTGGTGATGAACAAGAAGAGCAAAGATGTGGATGAACAGCTTACAAAGCTAGGATATCCGAAGTTGAGTGATGCAGAGGAGAGTGATTCGCCTCAGGCTTCCGTCACGGGTGATGAAGCGGGACCATCTACAAGTGCAATCACTGCTGTTGCTCAGGATTATACATATTTGACAAAGATGCCAATCTATCAGTTGACCTTTGAGAAAAAACAGGCGCTGGAGAAGCAGGCGACTGCAACGGATGCCGAGCTGCAAGCGATGAAGGCAAAGACCATCCAGGCGATGTGGCGAGAGGAAATTAATGATTTCCTACAGTCGTGGGAGGAGTTCAAGACCAACATGGAGGCAAGTTACGAAGGCACGGGTACCGATGCACCTATAAAGAAGCGACGTGTGACGGTGAAAGCCGCTACAGCTGAGCCAAAGAAACCTAAAACACCAAAAGGCGTGCCTGATAAAAAGAAAGTGGTAATCAAAAAATAAATCATAAACCATGTATGTGCTCAAGGTGTAAATATGGCTTGATTGTATGTTTGTATTGATATTCGTACAAACTAGCCGGGGACATTTTGTAAAATTGTGTCCAACCCTCTCCTGACAACCATCCTTTTTTGTCATATCCGACATTGGTGGAAACAACGATAGCGACAAGCAACAATACGAGTGACGTACCAGTCATTAGAGCCAGTTTATTTTCCACAGACAATCGCCGAATCGAAGGCATAGTCATCTCTAACACCTCCCAGAAAATGGGGACGACGATAAAGGATAGACCTCCCAGATAACCATATATGATATAGTTATGATACTTATCTCTGTCTTTTGAAATAGGCAGATTCGTATGAAGGACGAGTGCATAGAACACAAGAGACACGACTCCCAGAACCAAATATACGGAATACTGAGTCGATTTTGATTCAATAGATTTGTTCCACGTGTCCTTAAAGACATGCATTAATGCCAAGCCGTGGACAATCGTGAAAATACCGTATGCGAGCAACACATATTCATACATACTTCCTGCAACTGTGTCATCGCCACTAATGAACGTATTCACAAATTTTACTTTTGAAAGTTGTTTTTGTAATGACATGGGTATGAAACTTAGCAGCAACATGAGTGTTATTTTCAAAATTCCATAAAGAATGAACACAAACCCTATAACGCTAAACTGCATTATGTACTATACTACTCGTTTCTTATATTTTTTACATTTAGATAGATGACCGACTTGGTTAATACATCACCTGAATTACAGGGTTATATAACAAGTTGGCAACAATACCAGACACGGATTGATGAAAAAAAGAAAGAGTTAGACGACTTGTTAGATCGCCAGTCAAAGCATCTCAAGCGAATAGAACACCTCATGAAGCGCAATCAAATGACGGCAACTACTGTACTAACACCAGTTGGAAACTACAATATACGTTTTGTTGAGAGAAATGCAAACATTACACTTGGCTACTTGGAAAAAACGCTCGCTGACTTCTTCGGTCAAAAAGGCATGATGGCAATCGCCAAGGAGCTGTTCGGTTACATAACTAAACATAGAAATCGATTGTCAAAATTAGTAGTTAATCGGCAGACAAAGACTAAAAAAAGTAGTAGTCAGGTGTTTGAGGGACGAGACAACAAAAACTTCTAATGAGAAGTGATTGTTTTGTTTTTTCATCTTTCATTTTTTTAATATTGAATTAGATGTACATCAGGTTGGTAAGGCAACGCAGCCACTTCCAGGCTATATCAAATTCGGCAAGAATATAATCCGGTTGATTCTTACTCGCTTGGATGAGACATCCTTTCATATGCATGCAATCGGTAAGCGTTTCAACTCGCCAGTCTGGAATGAAAGTCTTCATAAACGGAGAAATGTACGTCAATCGCTCCTTCATTTTTTGCTGCGTAATCGCTTGGCACGATCCTGGCGGGTACACCCTCGGGATATATGTTTGAGACATCATTATAGAGTAAGTTGATATAGGTAAGGTTATCGAACGACTAGAATATGTACGTGAATTGTAGTTCTTAAATTTTACTGAGACGTCAAATTTTATTTTTTTTGACTACTTTTCTCGACAAATGTTCGTCTATGATGTCGTTGGTGGCTCAACCAAACTCAACCCACAAAATCTTCACGAACATTTTGTTATCGTTACCCATTCTGGAGCACTTGGATTATATCCATCGTAAAATAGATAGAGAGCTATACATAATGCACCCATCTCTGTTGGGCTGTTCTCAGGTCGTTGGCAGTAGTCGATCCAACGCAAGAGCACGTCATGTCGTGTTGCATTAGAATCATTTGTTTTGTGTCCTTTATGATTTTTATAGTCGTCTGGGTTATAACGCATAAAGATGACAGGCTGTCCACCAAAGGCTTGTGACAGGTTGACCATGCGGTTCTGCTCACATACACAGGGGTATGACTTGTGTTGGTTCTCGTCTACTTCTAATACGATCACATGGTGGGTTGCAGTATAAATCACGAAATCTGGTCTTTCTTTTCCACAGTCACTTCCATCTACTGTGCGATCGTGACTATAGTTGATGTTCGCCACATCAAGGATTGCCTTGACTGCAAGCTCTTTTGCCTTTGTTGCACGCTGTATTTGAACGGGGTCGCAGTTCTTGCACAAATTGTCTGCTCTATTGTAAATGATTTCTTGTAGCTGACATTTGCTACAGGTCTGGAGGGCAAAATTGATTGCATTGGAAGGGGCATGGGCATCACAGAAACGATTGCCCTCGTGTTCATGGGTCCCTATTTCACTACAACGGGAGTGACTGCATCGTCGATTCGGGTACTGGATCATACCAGGTTGTTTATGAGAGGCACATGACGAGAATGAAAGTGATGGGAAGCCGTAGATCGCACCTATTAAACATCCAGGGTGTTCACATTGCTTATTTTTTACATCCACCATGCATGGCTCCTTGTGCTCTGTGCAGAACCGACCCTTGGTCTCTCCTGCTTTGTTGAAGGTGGGTTGCTTACTGCATCCAGTGTGTTCGCATTGTTTACTCTTTACATCCACCATGCCTGGCTCCTTGTGCTCTGTGCAAAACCGAGCCTTGGTCTCTCCTGCTTTGTTAAAGACAGGTATCTTGCTACATCCAGGTTGTTCGCATTGCTTATGTTTTACGTTCACCATGTTTGGCTCCTTGTGCTCTCTGCAGAACCGAGTCTTAGTCTCTCCAACATTGTTGAAGGTGGGTATCTTGCTACATCCAGGGTGTTCACATTGCTTATTTTTTACGTTCACCATGCATGGCTCCTTGTGTTCTGTGCAAAACCGAGCCTTGGTCTCTCCTGCTTTGTTAAAGACAGGTATCTTGCTACATCCAGGTTGTTCGCATTGCTTATGTTTTACATCGACCATGCCTGGTTCCTTGTGTTCTGTGCAGAACCGAGCCTTGGTCTCTCCTGCTTTGTTAAAAGCTGGTTGCTTGCTACAGCCTAGGTGTTCACATTGCTTATCTTTTACGTTCACCATGCCTGGCTCCTTATGCTCTGCGCAAAACCGAGCATTGGTCTCTCCTGCTTTGTTAAAGTTGGGTCTCGTGTTACACCCAGGGTGTTCACATTGCTTATTTTTTACATCCACCATGCATGGCTCCTTGTGCTCTGTGCAGAACCGAGCTTTGGTCTCTCCTGCTTGGTTAAAGACGGGTTGTTTGCTGCAACCAGGGTGTTCACACAGTTTCACCATGTTTCATTATCACTATACCATAGGTAGAACCCTTCCTTATATACCTAAAATATGTACATCCGACAACAGGGATTTATACACTTGGTCATTACACATTATACGAACAAGATCCGCTAGCACTCCAAGTGTATAAGTTAAGCCTTATGGAGCCTCAACCGCTTGAAGTGCCTGTATCTCTTCTGCTTGTTTTTTCTCTCGTTTCTTGGTGTTATTGACTGTGGTGGTTTTTACCCGTTGAAGAGCATTCTCATAAACGCCTTCTAACCCTGTGTTGACGGCGTCCATATAAGACCTAATCTGTGGGATGGTGTTGTGAGTCATTCGGGTGTCCTTGTGTTTCTCTGTGCTTTCAAGCGCAGAGCACGAAAGCTCATGGGTGACGGTAGGAAAGACATCTTCGTCGATGGCAACCTCCCAATGTCCGTCTCCTGTGTGCACAAGGGCAAATCGGTCTTTTATGTTCTTTTTCTGCAAGATGAAGTTCTCATCGCGAGACAGAATAGCCATCGCCCACATCGTAAAGCAGCGATCTATGTTCTTGTGGTCCCATATCTGCTTGAACTTTTTGCGATCAATGTGGTCATGAAGGAAGCGAAACTCTTGTTCATCATCAAAGAAGGGAAAGGTCAGGTGTATATTGTTGGTGATGTTGTTGGTAATATTTGTATTATTTGTATTATTAATGTTGTTTGTTGTATTATTATTATTGATGACTGAAGGCGTCTGCTGGATATCAGGTCCTGTCAGTTGACTAGACGACGCGAGTTCGATTGGTACATGGATTCCTTCACCATCGCAGTCCTTGAAATGTCTATACTTTTGATATCTGTTTCTGAACTCAATCTTACACTTAGAACAAGCTATGTAACCAGAACACAAGTGGCAGTTAAGAGCTCTTTTTTGAGTAAATGTCTTATTGCATTCGTTACAAGAATAACCTTTTAGAGACTGTGGATCATTTGTAACAGGACGGGAGTGCATAGAAGTCATGTGTCGCTTTAGATTGTACGCACGTTTGCTCTCATAAGAACAAATAGAACATCTATGAGAGTCTATCTCATAATGTAACTCTTCAAGCTCTTCTGCCTTCCTTTTTGAATCTGCGTTGAGTTCCGACATTGACTGCTTAACTATTATACTTAACAACAAAAATAAACTTTAAGTACTACTCGTAGACTCGCGTTATTCACTACTCATGAGTTAATATTAACGATCGTTGTCCTACCATACTTGGTTGCATTATAATGGGCTATGAGAACTAATGATGACAAACATAGGACCTGTAGCCAAGGCGAGTAGCTAACATGTTAGGTTTTTGTGTAAAAAGAGTGTGACTGAAGGATGTTTTTGTTGTGTAGTTTGTTAGGTTTTTTGACGAAAGTTGAAGCCAAGAAAGACATATCAACTTTTTGGAGAATTTTGAAAACTTTTTGCGCGCGCGCCGAGAAATTTCGCACATAAGTTGCAGTCACATTTACTCACCAACTTTTAAAAATAGTGACTGCGTGTTGGTGAGATTGATTGTGTAGTTTGTATAGAAAGATATTATAATGTATCATGAAAATAGAAAAAATATAAATAATGTATAAAAGTAAGACTACTATAGTAATAAAAGTAAACAAACTACAAAAAATAAAATTTGGATTTGCTCGTAGTAAACGTGGCGAAATCAGTTTTCTGCTCGTAGTAAACGTGGCGAAAAAGTTTCTGCTCGTAGTAAACGTGGCGAAATCAGTTTTCTGCTCGTAGTAAACGTGGCGAAATCATGAACTGGTGTGGTTTTTAACTATTTCGAATAGATGACCACATCAGGACGGTCACAATGGATCTTCAATATACCTGAGAGTTCACTAACTCACTATGCACATCTGCTCGCACAAAATGTGCACATTTACTGATTCGAAAAGTCTCAAATAAATGCGCAGTTTCTAATTGGGATCCTCGAGTGAGCAACGTGAGTAAATGTGCACATTTTTTGGCGAGCAGCTAACATGTTAGGTTTTTGTGCAAAAAGGGTGTCACTACAGGATCTTTTATTGTGTAGTTTGTTAGGTTTTTTGACGAAACTTTGTGCCAATAAAGACATTTCAAATTTTTGGAGAATTTTGAAAACTTTTTGCGCGCGCGCCGAGAAATTTCGCACATAAGTTGCAGTCACATTTACTCACCAACTTTTAGAAATAGTGACTGCGTGTTAGTAAGACAGATTGTGTAGTTTG